CATTACTTGTTTCATAGTTTTCTTTATTACTACTACTTGTTTCACTTTTATCATTATCATCATCATTACTTTTAATTAATCATCACATTGATTTTACTATTACTTTACTTACTAATCGTGCTGATAATTATCAAATTTAGTTAATTCCGTTTAACTAATTATAATTTATTACTAATACTATTATTACTTTTATTATTATTATCTATATTTGCAGCAGTATTTCTAGCACCTACAGTATTACTATTTACTAAGTTAAGTTCTGTAGGCTGAAATAACTTAATAGTACGGACACTATTCAAAGTATTAATTTAAAATATAAAGTTATGGTTGATTTAAAAGTTAATTATCTTGGTCTTAATCAGACCTTTCGTATGCCTACTAGTATGAGTGAAATTAACATGAATGTAATTGCTGATTATGTTAAACATGTTAATGTTAGTAAGGATTATGCTCTTATCGCAGTTATATTTAAAGAGCGTCCTATTACTATTGTAAGTGTTAGTAAGCAGAATAAGAATGCAAGTGTTAGTGGTGTTGCTGTTATGATTAAGAGTAATACTGATGATGCGTTTATTAAAGACATTAAACTTGGTGAAACTATAGTTATTTCACCTAGTGATATTGCTATTGGACATCATGTTAATTCTCCTGCTAATGTTCTTACTCCTGGTTTCTTACTTAATCTTCTTCAAACTAATACTGATTTAAATAAGAAACTTATGGGTATTGGAGTTCCTACTTATTTCGTAGATTTTAAGATTGTTCCAGTTTGTAATATTCATGGTTCTGTAGGAAAGTATTTTCCTGTTAGTCAATATTATATTGCTCCTGATGCTGGAGAAACTGATATGGGTAAGTAATTCTACATTGAACATCTTCTACGGGGAGGCTTAAAAAACTAAGGGAGCTTATGCTCCCAAAGCTTCATATTATAGTGTTAATAATATTACTAATATGAAATATAAAATAAACGATGAAGGTTTAGAAGAAGGTAAATTTCCTAGTTCTACTGGTAAACAAGTTCTTATTGAAAATAAAGCATCTATACTTAAAACTATAGATGATAATATTATAGATAAGGATGTTGCCATGATGATTCTAGTTCAACTTGAAAAAGATGCTCAACGTCATTTAGAAGCTGATGAAGTTACTGCTATTCCTTATCTTGGTAAGATTAAACGAAAAGCTGGTTCAAAAGCTTATGCTGAAAATAAAGAAACTCTAGATGCAGCTAAAGAAATCATGACTCCTGAAAACTTTGAAAATTTCAGAGCTGCAATGATGAGAGAAGCTGTTATTAAAGAGAATGAAGCAAAAGTATATAACTATCAAGTTGCACGTATGGCTAATAAGAATGGTAAAACTTATTGGAAATGTGTTGAACGTCGTGGTAAATATTATGCTAATATTAGATTTTATTGTTTAGGTTGTTTAAATTATTCTGAACCATGCAACGAGATAGATTAATAATAGATAATCTTTTACTTATTGATGAAAACGGTATGCCTGAAGCTCCAACTATTCGTCAATTAATAGATAAAGACGTTAGAGAGCTTTATACTAGAGATAAGTCTAAAGATAAGTCCGGTTATGTAAAAGACTGTATAGTTATTTATTATCTTGGAGACCCTAAGTCTCCTGCAAAACAAAGTGGTTTAAGTGATGCTGAAGCTCTTAAAATGGCTATAGAACAAGCTGGTCTTCCAGCTAACTATATACCTAGTGCTCTTGTTTTGAAGATAATTAAAAGATATTATGCTCAAAATATAGGAGAAGCTGGTAGAGTTGTTGAGAATCTTCTTAAAACTCTACATAATGTAAATATTGCAGTTGATTCTATTAATGCTTTGCTTAACGAAAAGCTTAGAGATAGAGCTAATTTAACTATAGAGAATGTAAGTACTCTTTTAGATTTAGTAGATAAAGTTACTGCTAAAGCATCTGAGATTCCTAAGACTTTAAAATCTTTGAATGAAGCTAAGGAAAATCTTATGTATGAAAAAGAGTCTGAAAAAGCTAGAGGTGGTGGTGCTATTACTAGTAGTATGAATGCTGCTGATTATGTTTAACATTATATTGTTTAAGTTATGAAATTAGAATTTAATATAAATATAAATGTTCCAAAAGCTACTACTAAGATTCCTATACGTAATCTAGATGGAGAAATTTGGAAAGAAACAGAATATAATGGATATTATGCTTCTAATAAGGGTAGAATTAAATCTACTAGAGGAAGAAATCATAAAGAAATTATTATTTCTGAATGGACTAAGAAAAATGGTTATAAGTGTGTAACAATTAGAGATAATGACGGTAACAAATGTCATAAACATGTTCATAGACTTGTAGCTTCTGCATTTGTACCTAATCCTCATAATTATCCACAAGTTAATCATATAGACGAAAATAAAGCTAATAATACTCCTGAAAATTTAGAATGGTGTACTGCTGATATGAATAGCAAAGCTCATTTTAATAAGAGAGTAAAACAAATAGATAAAAACGGAAATGTTATTGCTATTTATACTAATGCTAGAACTGCTGCTAAATTATTAGGTAAACTTTGTTCTTATAATAGTATTATAGCTTGTCTTAATCACGAGAAGCATTATGAAACAGCTTTTGGATATAAATGGGAATATGAGTAGTTATGATAATAATTATTTATATTTTCAAGAAGAAGGTCATAAATATACCGATTCTTTAGGTAATGAATATCTTAGTGTAACTACTAATATAGAGAATTACTGTCCTAAGTTTGATAAGAAGTATTGGCTTAGAAAGAAAGCTAAAGAACGTGGTATTACTGAACGTAAACTTGAAGCTGAATGGGAAAGAATAACTAAAGAAGCTTGTGAACGTGGTACAGCTACACATAATGGACTTGAAGATGGTATCAAAGGAAGTAGTATGTTTAAAGATGCTATTCAATATCTTAATCAAGTTAAAAGTGGTAGATGTATAACTGTAGCTGATATTCCTAATCTTAGAGCGCATCCTCTAGATATAGAACAGTTTAAAGAAGCTACTAATAATAAGTATCCTGAAATATATAAAGTATTTCAATATTATATAAATAAAGGATATACTATTTATTCTGAAATTGGAGTATTTGTTCCAGAGTTACTTCTTAGTGGTACTATAGATGTTCTTTGTGTTAGACCTGATAGATTTGTTATTCTTGATTGGAAAACTAATAAAGATGGTCTTCATTTTACTAGTGGTTTTTATCGTAAAGACAAAACTACTAAACCTGTTCAACTTACTAGTGAATGGTGTAATACTCATGAGTTTATGTTACCTCCTTTTGCTCATCTAGAAAATTGTAATGGTAATCATTATACTATGCAATTATCTACTTATGCTAGAATGACTGAAATGATACTAGGTATTCCTTGTGTTGGTCTAGGTCTTTGTCATATTCAAACTCCTTTTGAAAAGAATAAATATGGTATGCCTTATCGTGATGTTCATGGTATGTATAAGATTGATAAAGAAGGTAAGGAAATTGTTACTTGGTTTAAGATTAATTATATTCGTAATGAAATAGATGCTATGTTTCAAGATAGAAGAATTAAACTTAATAAACAAGGCTTGTTAAATCCACAAACTGAAATACAATGGTAGAATATAAAACTAGACATGTTACACCTAATGGTGTTGTTATGGATGATTATCATTTTGAAAATGAAGTAACCATTACTCTTATTCCTTGTAAAGAAATAAATGAATTATGACAAGACGAAGACGAATTAATACTAGAGTTCTTCATGTTGAAGAAGTCGATAATATTAAATATGTTTGTAAAGGTATTCCAGAAATTGGAACATTTTGTGTATTTGGTGTATTAAAACAATAAGATATGAATAAAGAATTATTTAATAAAGCAAGTAAAGCTGATTTTAGCAAAATACTCATCAATAAAGGATATGCCTATTTTAATAAAGGTAAGTATAATCTTAACATTATTGGTATTAGAAATGCTGGCAATAATGTTACTAATAAATTTGATGATATTATTGTAGTAGAATATATTGATATGTATGGTATCAAATCTAGAAATATATTTGCTGCTACTACTGAGCCTGGTATTACTAGTATGACTAAACCTGTAAATTATAAAGGTTGCGCTATACTTGTTCCTGGTCAATATCGTTCTGCTTGGAAACTTGGTTATCATAAAGGTAAGTATGAAGCTATTGTTCAATATAAACCAGTAAAAGTTTATAGAGATAATAATAAAGATGTTGTTTATGATTTTAATCCAAAGACTATAGAAGAAGGTACATTTGGTATCAATATTCATAAAGCCGGAAGACATTCTACTCAAGTTGATAATTGGTCTGCTGGTTGTCAAGTTCTTGCTAATAAAGAAGATTTTGATACTCTTATGAAACTTGCTCATAGACAAATTAGTCAAGGATATGGTAAACTATTTACTTATACTTTAATTAATGAGGAGGATTTGTAATGGATAGTTTTAGCAATAAATCTAGTAAAGGTTTTGTAGTAGTTCTTGTTCTTACATTTGTTATTTGTTGCTTTGTGGTTATTGGAAAATATTATCATACTAAAAATAACAATATTATTGAACAAAATATTGAACTACAAAAACATAATGATAGTTTAAGAATTGAAGTTGATAATTTAGATAGTATTAAAAATGCAAAAGTTATTGAAGTTAAAACTCTTGATAATGATAGTACTGTTAAGTTATTCTATCAACTCATCAAGTAAATCATTAACATCTTCTACGGGGAGGATAGAACAAGATAGTGTAACTATAGCGATTAGTGATATTCGTAAAGCTAATGCTAAACTAATAGAATTAAGTTATGAAAAGGATATTAATAAGAACCTTCGACAAATTATTAGAAATGATAGTATTCTTGCAGAACAAGCTAGACAAAGATATATACTATTGGATAGGTCATGTAAGAAAGTAACAAAACAACGTAATGTTGCTTATTGTAGTGCTGCTGGTGCTATTGTATTACTAATTTTAAGTTTAATAAAATGAGTGATAATCATACTGTAGAAAAGTATATAGAAAGCTACCCAATGCTTCAATATATAAACGATAATCACGGTCAATATAAACATGCTAAAGAAGCAGGTTATAAAGACCCTAATGATTTGTTTATGATTGGAGAAAGTGGTGGCTTTCTTCTTGATATACGTAGAGGAGATAAATTTGTTAATACTAATCTTCTTACTGAAATGGCTTCTCTATATCATATAAATGGTGAGAAATATACTTTATATAAAGAAGATAGTATTCCTCATCGTCAATTACGTAAAAGAGAAGAGTATAGACGTAAACATGGATTTGATGCTCCATGTTTTATGCGTAATGGTGAAGTTTGTAATCTTCACATTAGTGGAGATATGTATAATTATCTGAATTATACTATTATTGAACAGCTTGATGAAAAGACTATTATACATACTGATAAAGGTTCTGTTGCTAAGAAGAAACAAGACTTTCCTAAGTTTATAGATGCTCAATTTTGGACATTTGCTATTATAGAGTTTTGTGAACTTAATGGTTTTCATCTTCTTATTGATAAAACTCGTCGTGGTGGTTTCTCTTATATTATGGCTAGTCATAGTGCCAATAAGATAAATCTTCAACCTAATAAAGTTTGTATTCATGTCGCTGCTGATAGTAAGTATCTTACTAAGCGTGGTGGTCTTACTGATTTTACTATTCGTAATCTTTATTTTTATGAGAATAAGACTTTCTTTAAACGTGGTATTCTTTCTCGTGCTGCTGAAAACTTTACTCTAGGTTTTAAACTTCCTAATGGTGATATTAGTCCAAATAGTTGGAATAGTGCTTTGTTCAGTGCTTCTGCAAATAACAATCCAGATTGTGCTATTGGTAAGGATGCTGTTAGTGTTAAGACTGAGGAGGTTTCCACTATGGAAAACTTTGATGAATATATGAATGTTACTGAACCTGCTATGCGTACTGGTAGTTATGTTACAGGTAACTTATTTGCTTGGGGTACTGCTACTAGTGGTAATATGCAAACGTTTGAACGTAACTTTTATAATCCATCTGCTTTTCATTTTATAGCTTTTGAGAATGTTTGGGATAAAGATTCTCGTAATGAAGTTTGTGGTTATTTTAAACCTTATTGTTGGGGTCTTCAAGGTCAGATTGGTGATAGATATGCTATGGATGCTGATGGTAATTCTGACATTGAAATGGGTCTTAGAATTGCTTATAAAGAACGTACTGATAAGAAAGTTCATAGTAAGACTTTTAGTGATTATATTAATTATCTAGGTCAGTATGCTAATATGCCTAGTGAATCGTTTAGTTCTACTAGTGAAAACTTGTTTAGTTCTGAAGCTTTAATGAATTGGGAAGAAGTACTTAAAAATGACCCAGCTTATACTAATATATCTGATGATGGTATGTTCTTTGAAGATGCTGATGGTAAAGTAATATTTAAAACTAACGCTCGTATTAAAGCAGAAGGAGGTAAGTTTAATAAAGATTTCTTTGATTGGATTCAAGGTGTACCTCGTAAACAACATGAACATCCACATGGTTGTGTTCGTAAATGGTTTGAACCTATTAGAGTTAATCATGTTAACGAAAATGGTAAATATGAAGTCGGTATTCCAAAAGGTCAATATTCTATAAGTTATGACCCTGTAGGTGTAAATAAAGAAACTAGTGGTATCACTAATAAACATTCTCATAATAGTATTAAAGTTTGGGAGAACCCTACACAATATAATGGTTTTAAAGGTAAAGTAGTATGTGCGTATTATGGTCGTCCTGAGAAACTTGAAGAAGCTGATAGAATATGTTACTTTATGGCTGTTTATTATAATTGTATTGGTACTACTGGTGTTGAGGTTAACCGTGGTGAAACTGTTAGTAATTTCACTAAATGGAAAGCTTTAAAGTACTTAATGAAAGACCCAGTAGAACTTTGGGATAGTTCTATTAAAGCTAAAGTTACTGCATCTTATGGTGTAAATATGGGTGGTGGTAGCGGTCAAGGTACTACTAAAGTTCTTGAAGGACTTCGATTACTTAAAGAAATGTTGTATAGTGAAGTTGGTAAAAAACTCGATGGTACACCTCTTTATTTCTTTCAGACTATTTATGATTATCAAACTATACTTGAACTTCTTAAATGGAACGATAAAGGTAATTTTGATAGAGTATCTGAAATGTTGATACATGCACTCCAATGGAAACTTAATGATGTAGAAGCTGCTAAAGAACTTGCTCATCGTAAGAAAGCTACTATTGAAAATTATAATGATAATATTTGGGATAGAGATTGGTTTGTTTAATAATTAGTTAACTAAATAAATATACGTATGTTTAATAACAATTTAACTTATCAATTTCCTAAACAAAAGGTTAGTGCTGAAGAGAAAGCAAAACCTTATTGGTACACTAATAGTATCGATTATATTATTGGTTTAGGAATTAGTATGAATGACCGTAGTGATACTGAAACTAAGATTCGTATTCTACATGGTGAATTACCTCAAGAGTTTTATAGAAAAACTCTTAATCCTTACAATGCTAGTAAAGAACGTTTTAAGAACTTTCCTGCTACTCTACGTAATTATGATATTATGTCTGATATTATACGTAGATATATAGGAGAGTATTTTAAAAATCCTCATGACTTTGTTGTAGGAGCTAACAATCCTGATATAGTATTTAATAGAAATGCTGCTCTTAAACAAAAAGTTATGGAAGCTGCTCAACAAGCATTTCAAAAAGAGTTTCAAAAACGTTATCAGGCTGCTGTTCAACAAGCTGAAGGTCAAGGTCAATCTGTAGAAGCTATAAATCCTCAAGATGTTATGCCTGACCCAGAGGAATTTATGCATAACTTTAACCAGGAGTATATAGATAAAGAAAGTAAACAAGGTCAAGATATTCTTAATTATATTAGAGATATTACTAATGACCTCAATATTTATCTTACTGCATTCTTTAATTATTGTGCTTTTGGTGAATGTTATACATATACTGAACTTAGAGGAGATAAGATTATTAAAGAATGTGTTCCTTTGATGGAAGCTTATCCTATTCCTAATAGTGAATATATGATTGAAGACCACGATATGTTTGCTAGAAAGATGAAGATGAGTTATAATCAAATTCTTGATGCTTTTGATGATTATCTCGATGATAACGATAGAGCATTTCTTGATAAGTATTACAATGATGCAGCTTATAATACAAAGACTGTTCCTTTAAGATATGACCAATACTTTGAACATTATGCTAATGTTTGTGATAAATTTACAGATGAAGAACGTAGACTATTTAGAACTAAAGATGAACATCCTAGTGCTCGTAATGGTAATCTTTATGAAGTTTGGCATGTAGTTTGGAAAGGTTTTGCTCGTCAAGGTATTCTTACTTTTATAAATCAACTTGGTTTTCAGGAACAAAGAGTTGTAGAAGAAGATTATGAGTTTAATAAAGAAGCCGGTGATATTAGTATTGAATGGGAATATAAACCTCAAGTTTATGAAGGTTATAGAATAGGAACTAGATTTACCGGTATCTATCCTGTTAAAGCTAGACCTATACTTTATGAACGTAAAGGTAAACTTCCTTATAATGGTATTATGGAAGTACTTCCTTATTTTGGTAAGTTTAGTATTATCGAAACTATTACTCCTTTCCAAGTATTTCGTAATATAGTTTCTTATCATCAAGAAATGGTAATAGCAAAGAACAAAATGCTTATTATGCTTTTGCCTAAATCTCTTGTATCTAATAATACAGAAGATGCTATATATAGAATGGCTGCTGATGGCGTACTTCCTATTGATGATGAAGAAGATGCAGCAGGAGTTAAGATGCAAAATATTAGATTACTTAATGTAAATATGGGTCAATATATTACTGAACTTAGTAATCTAAAAGAAGCTATTAAACTTGAAGCTCGTGAACTTGTTGACATGAATGCTCAACGTTATGGACAAATTGCTCAATCTGCTGGAGCTTCTACTACTCAAACTGCTGTTGCTCAATCAAGTACTGGTTCTGTTGTAATATTCCAAATGTTTGACCAAATGAGATGTGCTGATTATAATAGAGATTTAGACTTTGCTAAATGTGCTTATATTGAAGGTCTAGAAACATCTTATATTGATAAAACGACAGGTAAAAAACATTATCTTAGTCTTGATGTAAATTCATTTGTTGGCTCTGACCTTAGTACTACTGTTAGAAACAATGCTAAGGAAATGGATAAAATTCAGCAATTAAAACAATGGGCATTTAGTGCTGCACAGAATGGAGATTTGGATTCTGCTCTTGCTGCTATTACTGGAGATAATGTTGCTGCAATTAGTGATGCTGTTAAAAAATTTAGTCAGATAAAGCAACAGCATGAAGAACAAATGAAACAAATAGACCAAGCTATTCAAGAACAAGCTAATCAACTTGAGTTACAAAAGATTGCTGCTAAAGGTGAACAAGATAGAGAAACACTTGCTCTTAAAGCGCAATATGATTTACAGCTTGAATATGCTAAAGGTGATATAGCTTTACTTGGTGATACAAATCCTCAAAATGATGAATATGCTAAGAATCAATTAGCTCGTATTCAAGAGGAAAGTAAAAGAGCTACTGAAGCTGCTAAACTTCAACTCGAAAGACAGAAGATAGCTATGGATGCTTATAATAAAGCTGCTGACCGTCAAGTAAAAAGAGAAGAAATGACTAATCAATTAAAGATAGCAAAGACAAATAAAAATAAGTATGATAAGAAATAAATTGTTTGTTTGTTGGTTTTGTTATGTGAAGGAGTAGTGCTCGTGAGAGTATTGCTCCTTTTATTTTACGTGATAAAATTTTATTTAATATTTTAAATTCAATTTTGAGACGTTATCTATAAATAGCTGATTAACTTATAAGCCACTTAGATTGGATTGATTGTACGTTAAGGAAATTGCATGTACTTGAATGTTTACAACAAACAAAGTCACTTGAGAACACATACAAACAATAGATTAGAGTACTGGAGTTGCATAAGAAACTTATGCTCAAACTGATGACATTAATAACCTTTATTCTACTAATAATCTGTTTGCTGAAACTTCTAATAATGATAGTTAAATAACTTATGCTTTTCTTCATACTATAAATAAAGGTATTACTTTTGCAGCAACTAACAAGTGTTAGTGTATTATTAATCATTTAAATTATAAAGCTATGTTTGTATTTCGTAATAGTATTGGGTTCGGTCAGCATCATCGTTTGATGGTTGAACTTGATAATATTGATTTTGGAAATGGCGGTGGTAATGGTAGTGGTACTAACGCCAATAATAACCAAGGTAACGGAGGCAGCACTGATAATAATAATGACGGTGGTAATGGCTCTGGTGATAATAAAGATGGTGACGGTAAAGATGGTGAAGGAAACGATAAAGATAATCCTGACCCTGATAATACCAATGACAATCCTGATAATAAGGATAATGGCAAAGACAATCCATCCAACTCTTCTACGGGGGGTCTTGAGGTAGGTACAAATGTCGAGTTTGAAGGCAAGAAATATACTGTTGCTGAGAATGGAGACCTTGTAGATGCAGATGGTAAAGTTTTTAAAGAAGCTAAAGATGTTGACGAATGGATTAAATCACTTGAAGTTGATGAACCTGGAGCTGAGGTAAATATTGAAAATATTCGTAAAGCTATGAATATTGATATTACTGATGAGAATGGTAATCCAGTTGAATTTACTGACGATATTGAAGGTATTAAGAGTTACATTAATTCTGCTATTGAACTTAAATCTAATGAAGTAGCTTCTGCTGCTGTCAATAAAGTATTTGTTGACAATCCTATTCTCAAGCAATTTGTTGATTATCTTACTGTAAATGGTGGTGACCCTCGTGGTTTTGGTGAACGTCCTGACCGTTCAGGTATTACTGTTGATGAGAAATCTGAAGAGCAACAGATTGCTATTATTAAAGCTGCTGCTAAAGAGTTTGGTAATGCTTCTCTTAATGATAATTACATTAAGTATCTTAAAGATTCTGGTGGTCTTTATGATGAAGCTAAAGCTCAACTTGCTAATCTTCAGAATGCTGATAAGCAACGTGATGAAAATGAAGCTAAACAAGCTGAAGCTTATCGTAAACAACAAGAAGCTGAAACTATTGCTTATTGGAAAGGTATTAAAGATACTATCGATAAACGTGAAATTGGAGGATATAAACTTCCTGAATCTCTTGTTAAAGAAGTTAATGGACAAAAAGTTACTGTTACTCCAAATGATTTTTATGATTATCTTTCTCGTGGTATTAAAGATGAAGATGGTAATATTGCTACCGCTTATGAGCGTGCTCTTGCTAATCAATCTCCAGAGGAAGCTACTAATCAAGAATTACTTAGTGCTTGGTTAATGTTCACAGGTGGAACTTATAAAGACCTTGTTAAAATGGCTATTAATAATGAGCAGGTTAAAACTTTAAAGCTTGTTGCCAAAGGAAATAAAGGTCATGGTACTGTACGAATTACTAAGCCACAAACTAATAATAATAAAGCTATTGATAATATTCAATTTAGCTAAATGTTTAATTAATTAATTAATAACTATGTACGCAATTCGTGAAGTGCAACGTGGTAACTATGATGACCGTGGTTATTCTAATGAGGAAACTATTGCTCATCTTATGCTTACCAAACCTAGTGAGATTAATTCTATGCTCACCTATACTTTTGGTATGGATGATGATAGATTCCCACTTAATTTCCTTACAGAAGGACAAGGTACTGCTGGTGTAGTAAATATTACTACTACTGATTGGACTTGGAAGACTATGGGTCGTATGAAGTTCAATGATTCTGTACTTTGGTTTAATACTGCTAATACTACTCCTGGTAAAGGTGGTGCTACTTTTGAAGTTGAGTTTAAGACACACTGGTTCATTGAGCAGTATGGTTTGATTGCTCCTGATGGTGTAACTCAAGTTCGTATTATGAAAGACCTCGGTCATGGTTCTCATGGTGGTTATTTGTATCGTCTTCGTATTACAAATCCTAATCCAAACGCTTACGTTAATGTAGCTCAGAATCTTGGTGTAGGTATGTTTTGGTCTTTGACTGCTCCTACTATTCCAGAGTCTTTCTCAAAGGGTAATCGTACTAATACTATGGGACCTGGTAAGATGACTTCTCAACTTGAGTTCCATCGTTATAGTAAAGAGATTGCTGGTAACATTAGTAATACTGTTGTTACTTATGAGTTTAAGACTAGTGGTGGTGGTACTACTAATCTTTGGATGAATGAGGAGATGCGTCAGTTTGAGCTTCAGCAACGTGTTATGAATGAAGAGCGTCTTTGGTTTGCAGAATATAATAAGACTGTAAACGGTGAGATTACTCTTATTGATGAAGACAATGGTCAGCCTATTCCACACACTGCTGGTATGCAACAGATTTGTCGTGAAAGTAACTATGATACTTATGGAGAGGAACTTACTCTTAATAAGTTAAATCGTACTATCGGTGATATTCTCGACCGCAATACTGATACCGGTAATATGGACGTAGTTCTTGCTTGTGGTAAGGGTTTTGTTGAAGACTTTGACCGTGCTGTTAAGAATGATGCTCGTGATAATGGTTTTGTTACTCCTCTTGGTGACAAGATGATTAGTGAATCTAAGAGTGGTCTTTCTTATGGTAATTATTTCCGTCAGTATAAGACTGTTGATGGTCACATGATTACTCTCAAGCATCTTGGTTTCCTCGACCGTGGTACATTTGCAGACAATGCTCGTGACAATGGTTATATCCATCCTCGTACTGGTCTTCCAATGACTTCTCACCAAGCATTTATGCTTGATACATCTTCTTATGATGGTCATAATAATATTCGTAAGGTACGTATGAAGGGTCAAGAGCATATTGCTGGAGTTGTTAAGGGTCTTACTCCAATTCCTGCATCATGGGGTGGTTTCCCTACTAATACTCTGTCTACAGACGTTGACGTATCTCGTTATGAGGTTAAGGATTCTTATGGTCTTCAAGTTGACCGTAACACTAAGTTCTTCCAACTCAAGTGTGTACTCTAACATTTTAAAAATTTGATTGCTATGACTGATATTAAAATTGATATTCCAATTGGAAGTCCTGCAAATAGTGGAAATAATAATACTCCTGCTGAAGGTTTAACTCCTTCAGCAAACCAGACACAAGCTGAATTAGAAGCTAAAGAAAAGGCTGCTCTTGAAGCAGAACTTGAAGCTCCATATTTTGAAAAGAAGACTGTAGTTATTTCTTCTGTTCGTAATTATTCTGCTTATCGTAGAATTAATATGCAAGCTCTTGGTAAGCCTAAAGCTACTATAGGTTCTTCTGTTAAGTCTGTACGTATTCTTATGAGCAATAAAGGTGAGCTAGCTGCTTATTATCCAGAGATTATTGGTGTTGCTGCTAATCATCCAGACTTTGTTACTAGAGTTAAAGGTTATCTTAATAACATTTTCTTTGATGTTAATGATGGAGATAAGGAACTTAATATTTCTTTCCATTATAATCATAAAAGAGATTATCTCACTGTTAAAGCTGAGGAAGATAAAATTCTTGCAGCTTATGAAAAGGTAGACCGCTCTAATGAAGCAGAGCTTTATAAAGCTGCTGTTAAACGTGATGAAGCTATTACTCGTCTTGAGCAAACTAAGTACCAGTATGGTATGCCTGATAACGTAGAGGAATATATTATTTGGCGTCATTGTCTTAACTATCCTGATGTAGCTAAAGATGAAGCGTTTATTAATAGTAATGCTACTCTTCGTTTCTTTATTAAAGATGTTGCTAAAGAAGAGAATCGTAAGGTTAAGCTTATTGTTGAACGTAAGAAGGCTATTGAACGTCTTGTTGAACTTCAATCTTCACCTAGTAAAGTTAGTGCTGCTTATATTCAGTATTGTAGAACTAATGGTCTTAACATTTCTGACGGTCTTAATAAGACTACTCTTGAACAAGTTGATGACCTTATGAAGTTCGCTACTGAAGACCCTAAGAAGTTTAATTCTATAGTTACTGACAAGAATCTTCTCGATAAAGCATTTATCGAAATTCTTATTACTAGAGGTGAACTTGTTCGTTCAGAGTATAATCAACAAATCAATACTCCTGATGGTCTGTTTGTTGGTGCTAATATTAATGATGCTATTGCGTTCTTTAAGAATCCTGACAATAACGGACTAAAGAATAAGTTGGAAAATAAATTGAAACTCTTTTAATTGATAAAGATATGACTACTGCTGAAATGCACCAAATGTTCAGAAACTATGCCCAACAAATGGGTATGCAGAATGTGAGAGCAATACTGCCTTCACAGATAGACTTGTTGCTGAACAACTCCATTTCGGACACAGTAAATCAAGTGATTGCTCAAAACATTGGTTCTACCAGTGATAGAGTAATCACTGATAACTCAAAGCTTAATCAAGTTAATGCTCTTAAAAGTCTTTATAAAGTATGGAAAGCTAAAGTTCAACTTCCTACTGCAAAGACTAATTACATTGCAAGTTATATTCTTCCTCTTGATAATTTTGGTATAGCTAGTGAAGCTAAAGAAACTACAATTAAAAAAGGTGATAACGTATATGCTACTCCTGGTAATACAGATTATGGTAGACCTAATAAGATTGAGTATTTCTTCCTTGTAGATTTGAGTATTGATTATGTTAAAGCTGAAGGTAGTAGTTTATTTACTACTAATATATTCCCAATTCGTCTTGTAGATGACCAATATCTTGCTGATGTTGTTAATGATTTTGTAATGGCTCCAAGTCTTCGAAGTCCTGTTGCTACTGTTCATGATAACACTATTGAACTTTACATCGATAAACCTGATGCTAATACTAAGACTACACCAGATGCTTATAAGTTTGGAGGTGGTCTTGAAGTAAATGAAATTCGTTTATCTTATATTGGTAAGCCTGGTATTGTTAAGTTTAATGAAGACATTGGTGGTACAGACGTAGATTGTGAACTTCCTGAGAGTATGCACGTTGATATTGTTAAACATGCTGTTGATTTGTATCGTACTGCTCTTAATGGTGGTATTGTAGGTGCTCAAGGTGCTCAACAGCAACAACAACGTGAGAATGTCCGTAATAATGCTAGAGATGAAGGTTATGAACCTAATTCTCGTTAGTTAAACGTAATTTATAATTTAAGTAATAATGAGACAATTATTTATTTGTACCAGTGATGCAGTTCTTACTGCTTCTGGTAAACCACAAGACTTGACCAAGGTAGCTGCTGGTACTATTGGTATGTGGCAGAATGATAATGATTCTGCTTGGCTTGCTGCTGCTCCTACTGCTGATTTTAGTATTGCTTATGGTCGTCCTAATAGTCAAGCAATTGTGATTCCTATTGATTTTGCTTCTGCACGTGTTACAATTTCTAATCCTCAAGCAGGTACGAAGTTTAATGCAACGCTTACTATTCCAGAGCCTGTTGCAGGTAAAGATTATACACTTCAGCTTATTAAGCTTGGTACTGAAAAGCATGAGCGTTATTCTTGGACTGTTACAGATAATGGTTCACATAAGACTACTGCTGCTGCTATGGCTAAGTCACTTGGTGAGCAATTCACTAATATGATTGAAGCTGGTAATGAGCAACTTGATGGTCTTAAAGTAACTGTAAGTGAAGCTACTATTACTATTGCAGCTGAGAAGAATTATCAAGGTTGGAATCTTATTGCCAGTGATGATTTGGTTGGTACTGAAGTTACTATTACTGCTGCTGTTGCTCCAACACTTGATGCAGCTTATGTAAAGAACCTTGCTTCTTTCTGTTCTCAGAATCGTGGTTTCTCTAATGTATATCTTGATGGTGCTTCTATTTATCCAGGCTATCCTATGGAAGTAGAAGATAAGAAATACAAGATGTACTCAATCCAATTCAAGTATCCAAGAAAGTATGGTCGTACTCGTGACGAAGCTCCTATTCAAGAGTTAGCTATTGTTGTTCCTACAGACAATACTACACTTACTGGTTTGCTTGATACTATTCTTGCATTTTAATAAGTATTAGTTGTTCAAGGAGAACCTATCCATCTTCTACGGGGAGGTTCTCCTTTTTTTATTTTCATTATGGAAGAATTTAATCAAATCAATGATATAATAGCTGAATCAATAAAAGATACTTCTTATATTACAGTGCTTATTAGTAGTGGAGTTTATCTTGCTTATACTCTTATTATTAAGCTTGTTGATTTGTTTAAAGCTAAAGACCGAAATAGACCTATCGTTGAAATAGCTACTGCTGTAAAGCAAGTAAGCGAAAACGTAGTTAAACTTAATGGTGTCCTAGACAAAGCTTTTCAAGATGCTGAGACTAAAGAACGAAATAAAGTAAAAAATGCTATTTGTACTGCTTTTGATAGTTTTAAATGGGCTGTTGCTAATACTTGTCATGAAATTATTATTCATAACAATATTGAACAAAATAAGCTATTGATAAAACAAAATTTATTCAAAGTGATTAGTACAGAGTATTATAAACTTTATAATGTTTTCTCTGCTTATGAATTGGATGGAATTTGTGTAGCTACTAAACTAAAAGAAGAGTGGATTGATGCTGTAACTAATGAATGTCTTGCTATCATTTATGATGGTCAAGATTCTATAAATAGAATTAGTCAAATAAGTAACAAATTACTTATTCTTACTAATGAATATTCTATATACATAAATAACAAAATGTTTAATTCTTAATAAGATGTTCTTATGATAGATAAAAATGATATTATAGATAACCTTGAGAAGCTAGAAGAAGGAGTTGTTAAAACTCTTGAGTATCTAGCTGCTCAAGGTTTTATAGTTAACAGAGATAAAGTACTTAAACTTACTACTATTAGTATGTACAAAGCAGTACTTAATAACTCTGACAAAATTAAAGGTTTTGATATTGCTAAGTTTAATAATAAAGTTATATTGTTATGAATGATGAAAAAATGATTGTTCTTTCTGTTCCTAAAGAATGGGAAGATACATATATAAAATTACTTACTGTCATTAGTCAATCTGGTGAAGCGATTCTTAATGATTGTTCTTATGGTTGTAAAGGTGATGGTAGTATAATGTTTAACTGTTGGAATATATTCCAAGCTGCTTGTGCTGCTTATGCTTTAGGTAATACTAAACGAGCTAATCTTTATATTGATTATGTAAATAAACAAATATCTAATAAATTTAGAGAAGTAAATTTTAAAACTAAAGAAGATGGAGAATAAGCAGTTAGATACTAAAGATTTGCTTATGAATAAGAAAGAAGAATTAATTTGGAAAGTAATAGACAATGTTATTAGTTGTTGTGCTGTTACTAGAATTGATGGAGCAAAGTCTATTACAAGAGAAGATGTAGTAGGAAAATCCAGAGAAGAAAATGTTGTATTAACTAGATGTCTTGTTGTTGAACAAATGGTTCATGCTGGATTTACAATTAGTACTATAGCCTTTATTCTAAATAGAACTGTTCAAGCTACTAGACATTTGCTTAAATGAGTAATGATTATTATGAAAATTCTAGAGCTTTTAGACTTGCTACTTCTGAAGCTACACTTCTTAATAAGGATGTTGAGCCTATTTTCGTTTAAATAGAAAATAAAAAGAAAATAAGTATCATAATAGTGATGCAATTAATTAAGATGATAATTGGAACAAAATCCGATTATCATCTTTTTGTGTATAATAAAGTTTATGCTTATCTTCGCAACGTACAAAATACTAGTTAATGTACTATTCGTTATTTTATTAATCTTAATAATCATATTAAAATTATGGACGATTCTAAAGTATTTATGTTCCCTGATGGTGGAACTAGACAAACATCTAATGATGTTAACAGTTTGCTTCCTCTTCTTATGTGTAATGGAGGTTTTGGTGGTGGTAATTGGATTTGGATTATCTTTCTCTTTTTCCTTTATCCTCTTATGCGTAATGGTGGTCTGTTTGGTAATGCTGGTGCGAATGGCACTTGTTTAGGTCCTCTTGCTAATATGGTAAATAATAATGATGGTAGAGACCTTATCATGCAAGCTATTAATGGTAATAGTGCTGCTGTTCAGAGGTTAGCTACTATGTTTGGTACTAAGGTTGACATGATTCAATCAGCTATTTGTCAGGTTAATAATAGTGTTGCTCAAGTTGGTTGTAAGATTGATTCTTCTACTGGTGCTCTGCTTAATGCTGGTACTCAGAATACTATGACCCTTGCTAATCAGTTGGCTACTTGCTGCTGCAACTTGAAGAATTCTATTACTGAAGGTAATTATCAGAATCAGATTGCTACTATTCAGCAAACTGATACTATTAAGCAAAGTGTTGGTGATGTAGGTAATGCTGTAAGTCGTGGATTCTCTGACGTTGGTTATGCTCTTCGTGACCAGACTTGTAACTTAGATAAGTCTATTGGTGTTGTTGGTGATAGAATTATTGCTAAACTTGATGCTTCTGAGAAGTCTGCAATGCAAGATAAGATTAATGCTCTGCAAACTCAATTGACTACTGAACATCAAAGTGGAGTAATTGCTCAGCAAATTGCTGCTGCTGTAAATCCTATTGCTCAGGCTGTAAATGAAATCAAGTGTGCTCAGCCTCAGACTGTAACAGTTCCTTATCAGCCATTTCAAGCAATACCTAATTGTGTAGCTTATCAATATGGTATGTGTAATTGTGGTAATAATCTTAATGGTTTTTGGTTTTAATCTATAGGAGATAATATTATGGCTTTTAATGAATTCATTGGTAATCGTGGAGGTATACCTTTAGTAGCTGCTACTCAAACGACTGCTGGCAGTGCTACTGCTAATGCTGTTTTTAGTATGCCTAATCATACTTTCAGAGCTATGGGAGCTGCTGGCATCATGGTAATTAATTTTAATGCAGCTACAACCACTGCAACTGGTTTTGAAATTATGGTTAATAATAGTACTCTTCCTCTCTTGGCAAGTGATGGAGACCCTCTTACTGCTCTTACAGCAGGTCTTCACATTATAGTATTTGATAAACAAAATAATAAACTTCAACTCATAGTATAATGTTTTCAGGTCTTAATCAAGGTAGTCGAGTTTATATTTTAAACAAGACTAATGGTATAGAATTTAAGATTGGTGAAATTGTTGGAACTACTACACCTATATTTGCTACTGATGGTACTAACATGATGGTTGTAAATTTAAAGGTTAAAGTAGATGGTAGTAATGTTGATTATAACAATGTTCCAGCTAATAACACTTCTGTTAGTTATAATAATGGTAATCTTATTATTGCTGAAAGTAAACAAACTATCCAATCTGAAGTAGAAGCTACTCTGCAACATGCTAATTATGTCGTAGAACATATTGAAGATTATAAAAATCAAATAACTAAATGTGAAGAAGTTCTTAAAGAACTCAATCCTCAATTTGCTAAAGATAAAGCACGTGATGAAAGAATAGCAGGTATCGAAAATGAAGTTGCTGGAATGAAAGGTGATATTGCTAAAATTCTAGCTGCTGTAACTAAAAATTAAAATTATGATAATCATGGTACAACGTAATATGAATAAGTCTGAACTTAAAGAAAAGATTAGACGTATGAAGATGGAAATTCAAGAACTTGAAGAATGTCTTGATAAGTATGAAGAAAAGGATAATCGTTATGACGATGACCCTCAGTATAGAAGTCGTAATCCTTATGACGATGAAGAACGTTATCACGAAAGAGAAGAATATGGGCACCGTGAGCGTGGTCGTTATGGACGTTATTAATATGAAATCCGCCCCGTAGAAGAGTGTAGTGGTAAGTCTTCTCTAACCATACATTCTACGGGGCGTTTATAATAACTAAGCTTATGTATAAAGAAGGTTTTGATGTTTATGATGAACTTCCTGAAGATATGGTTGTTTATCTTCGTTATAATGGTAGACATTTTAATCGTAAACTAGTTGAGTTTGCAACTAGCAAAATGACTACTAGAGATAGTAACGGAACAGAAATAGCTCTTGAACCTATAACAAGAGAACAGTTAGATAACATGATGAAACAATCAAATGTTCATTTAACTAATAATGATAATCCTTATGATGCAGTATTTGTAGCTAACATGTGTAAAGCTGATTACTTAGGTAGTAGTGTTCCTGATGGATTGCATTTGTGTCTATATGTAAAAGATGTAATAGATGATGTTGATGGTTATGATGGAATAGCTTTTAATCGTTGGTATGCAGACATGTGTCGTAAAGGTATTCAAATTGATTGGTATAATTGTCGATAACATTAATAATTTGAAGCAGCTAGTATTAATATAAATATTGGCTGCTTTAATTGTGTTAATTAATATATAGTTACTGCTAATATTGCTAATAAAAAACTATATTTGCAGCAATTAAAGATAATGATAATGGAAATGATAAATCAAATAATACAACAAGTAATAAATAGTTTTGATTTTACTTATTGTATAGTAGTTAATGTTTTAACTTATTTACTAGTTACTGTACTTATTTATATTTGTCATGGTAATGTAACTAGAACAATTAAAAAACTTACATTGCTTTTTAGTATAGTAATTGTTAGTGTTATATATTATGCTATTGGTGTTGATATAAAACTTATTGTAAACAGTTCTATACTTGCTCCTGTAAGTTGGACTTGGATTATTAAACCAATCTTATCTAAGTTTGGTTATGATTATAAGAATATTGATAATAAAATAAATTGATATGGATAAGGTAAAAATAAATAAAGCTATTGATGGTTTAGGTCTTTCTGTTGATAATAAGAATACTCTTAAAGAAGCTCTTAATCAAGATTATGAAACTGATATTAGTAATTTAGAAACTAGAGTTGATACTATCAATACAGAGCTTAGTACTGCAAAAACTGATATTAGTACTGCAAAAACTGATATTAGTAATTTAGAAACTAGAGTTGATAATTTTATTAATGCTAATGAAATTATTGAACTTGGTGTAGGTGTCGACGAGGAAACCAAAGCTGCTAATATTGCTAAACTTGGTGATACTCAACGTACATTTTTTACTAATATTAATCATGCTTATGGTACAGCAAGTTGGCTTCCTGCTAATGGAGGTAATGCTTTTATTATAACAGATGAAGGTCATGCAGTTAAATATACTATAAGTAAAGATGGAGAGGTTACTAAGGGAAAAGAATTTACTTTAAAGGATTTTACCAGTGAATTAAATAATAAAGTAGACAAAGTTGAAGGTAAACAATTATCTAGTAATGATTATACTACAGCAGAAAAGAATAAATTAGCTAATCTGCAAAATTACACATTACCTGCTGCTACTAAGATAACTCTTGGTGGAGTTAAAGCTATTACAAACATAGCAAATGTTGATACTGAAACTGCAACTGCTGCAAGTCTTGCTGGCGTTGTCAACACTCTACTTAATCAACTTAGAGCTGCTGGTATTATTCAACTATAAATACCCTTGCTTCTTGCGATGCTAGATGTGTGTCCGTGACCCTCAAGGCTATAGATTAGTCTTGGGGGTTTTACGTATAATGTAGACGTTAAAATTTTATTTAAGATTTTTATTTCTTTGAAATTTACGTTCTAAGCGACTTTCAGTTAGTTTGTGATTAACTAATAATGGATGTATATCAAGTATGCTTAGAAGCTAAATAAAGTAGGTATATGGCAATGTTCATATCAAAGTTTGATAAGCTAAAATATAAATAAAGGAGGAGGCATATAACTAAATTATTAATCTGATTGATGTTTAAATTACTAAAGTATTTTGATGTGAAAGTCCTCCTCCTTTTACTAATATAATTAATAATAATATGAGTAAAATTCCTGCTATTAATGAGATAGACGCAAATAGTCCTTCTCAAGAGTCTACAGAAGTTGTAGTTAAAGCTACTATAGTAACTCCTGATATTAACGAAATCCAGGAAACTATTAGTGCTTCTGCAACTATTCAAGAGATTGATGGTACTCGTAAACCTACAATTAGTGAGATTTATAAGATTGTTAACGATGGACTATTTGAATCTACAACTAATTGGTGGGATTACGCATATAAACTTTCTCAAGCTCAACTTAATCAAGATATTATTTCTCGTCTTGATAATGGTGTTATTGGTGGTGGTTATAGTAAAGGTGTTGAAATTATAACTACTACTAGTAATAAAGTTCCTAGTAATACTAACGTTTATTCTGCATTGAAGAGTGATTCTCTTTATCCTAAGAAATTAAACGATGAAGTTATTAATGGAATATATGATTTTCTTAATGGACTAACTATTGGTAAACCTACTGCTTATACAGGAGGTACTTGGTCTGTAGACCAAACTGGTAAAACTCATCTTACTACAGATTATCTTTATGTTCGTCTTAAAGCTATATTTGAAACTCTTCAAATACTTAATGTTGATACTATTGGCGGTAAGTTAGTTATTTCTCCTGCCGGTAGTATTAGAGTTGCTTATGTAGATAGAATTAGGATAGATGCTCCAGTATTTAAGCATGACGAGAATACTGATATTTGGAGTATTTCTCAAGTAGAAGATGCTGAAGGTAATCTTGTAAATGAAACTCTTAATCAAGAAGTTTATCGTTGTTATTTTCTTGGTGAACAAGATGGTGAAGAAATAGATAATAAATGGAAAGTTGGTGACCAAGCTCAAGCTAAAACTTTCAATGTTAAGAAAGGTACTTATCATAAAGTAGAAAATAGTTATCTTTGGCGACTTGTAGTTAATGTTAGTTCTGATACTGTAGATATTGATGGTAAGAAATATCATTATGTTGATTTAAGTCAAATTGATTTTGACTCTGGTTCTGATGCTCCTGCTCCAGGAGATGTTCTTAATCAATTAGGACATAGATTAAATGATACTCAACGTCAAACAGCTTTAGTTCTTAACGCTGTTGATAATTATGCTCCTAGTATTACTCTTTATGCTGGAGTAAATTATTATACTTTACTTAATAAAGAGTATGTAGAATTTGGTGTTTATAATGGTAAAGCTTTCTTCAATGTATATGGTGATATGTATATTGGAGATAAAGGTACTAATCCTAAAACTTATATTAAATATAAGAACGGTAAGATTAATATTAAAGCCAATCTTGAAATAGGTTCTAGTATTGGAGATAAAGACCTTGACCAATACATTAAAGAAAATGCTGGTGTTGATGAAAATAAAGTACTTGATATTATCAATAATAGTCAAGTAATTAAAGACCTTCAAAAGCAAACTGATGGTGCTATTGAAACTTGGTTTTATGAAGGTGTACCTACTCTTGATAATCTTCCTGCTGTAGATTGGACTACTGGAGATTTAAAGAAGAAACATATAGGTGATTTGTATTATGACCAAACTACCGGTTATGCTTATCGTTTTACAAAATACAATGATGACGTTAATCCTTATCGTTGGAATCGTATTAAAGATAACGATATTGTTGCTGCACTTGATGCTGCTAGTAGAGCTCAAATTACAGCTGATGGTAAGATGAAAGTCTTCTATGGCGAGACTAAACCTACTAATTATCAAGTTGGTGATATGTGGGTTAATGCTACTCTTGAAGGTAAGTTTAACAACGATATAGCTAGAGCTGTTGCAGATAATAAAACTTCTTTCAATGCTAATGATTGGGTTTTAGCTTCTCGTTATTCTGAAGCTATTGCTACTATTCAAAAGTGGACTAATGAATATGAAACTAAGTTTAGTAATCTTGTTGATGAAGTTAAGCAACAAAAAGACCAAAGTATTGTTGTTTGGTATTATGGCTATGAACCTACTGTAGATAATGCTCCTGCTAATACTTGGAATACTGATGAACTTCGTTCAGAACATATTGGTGATATATTTTATGATATTAAAAACAATCATTCTTATCGTTGGACTGGTACTACTTGGATACAAATAAAAGATGCAGACTTTGATGAAGCTATGAAAGCTGCTAAAGTTGCAGATGATAAAGCTGGAGCTGCTGGAGACTTAGCTGATAGTAAACGTCGTATATTCTATTCTGATACTACTCCAACTGAACCTTTTGATAAAGGTGATTTATGGATTAAACAAGTTGGTGATAAAACTGAAACTTGGGTTTATAATGGAACTGATTGGGTTAAATCTGATGATAAAGCTTTAAATGATTTTAAGAATACTATAAATGACGAACTTACTGGTATTAAAGGTCAGCTTGATGGTAAAGCTGAAACTTGGTATCAAGTAGATGACCCTAGTACGGATTGGACAGATAAAGTTTCTCATGAAGGTGACATTTGGTATAATACTAATGATGGTACTACTAATTATTGGAATGGTAGTGCTTGGGAACAAATGGATATTCCTAAAGATGTATTTGATACTATAGATGGTAAATCTTCTATATTTGTAGATTCTTATGCTGATGCTAAAGCTGGAACTGGCGTTATAAGTAAAGGTTATAAAGAACGTGACCTTTGGATTCTTCCTGAAGATGCTACTGTTAATGGTGTTAAGTATTATAAAGGAGATATGCTTACTGCTGTTTCTAAGAATACAAACTTTGATGAAACTAATTGGAAAAAGAAAGTTCGTTACGTTGGTCCAACTGAATTAAATAACGCTATTGATGTAGTAAATGAGAAGATTAATACTATTAATAATATAACAATTCCTGGTATTAATAATAAGTTTAATGAATTTATTGAAGATGGAGTACTTGATTCTTCTGAGAAAGCTAGACTTACTGACTTGTTAAATCAAGCTAGTAACGAAGTTGCTGCTGTAATAGACCAAGTTAATAATATTATTACATCTAAATATCTTACTAATGATAATGCTAATAAAGGTAAGTTGGAAGAAGCCAATAATGTTATGAAAACAGCTTGGACTGAATATAAGAACCTTATTAATACACTTATAGACGCTAATACTGAAATAACTAAAGTCAATATAGGAGAAGCTAATACTAAATATAGGAATCTTCAAGAGAAGATTAAAGCAGTTAAACAATATCTTGCTATTTGTCAAGCTGATATACTTAGTGGTATGGGTACTGACATTACTTCATACAAATATCTTAAAGATGCTCTTAATCAAACAACAGAAATTAATGGAGGTTTAGTTCTTACTAGCGCAATTCAACTTAAAGATGTTGATAAAAAAGTTACAGCTGGTATGAATGGTATTGTAAAAGGAGATAAAACTTCTATAGCTGCTTGGTATGGTGGTCCTATGGTAGACCGTGATACTTTTACTAGTGAAGAACTTGAAACTAAAGTTCCTGGTACTGATTATGCTATGAGTCTTCTTCGACATGATGGTACTGGTTATTTAGCTGGAGGAAATATTCATTGGAATACTGATGGTGTACTTAGCGGAAACTTTAATAGTTTTATTCTTCAAGGTACTAGTATGGTGACAATGTTCTACTATATTAGATTGTTCTATTTACATACTGCTAATCAAGATAGTACAGATTTTAATAATATAGATTATGTTACTCCAATGAAAACCTTTAGTAGGCTTAGTGTTCTACCTTTAGGTGGTATTGAAGGCGGTAATAATCTTCCTACTGGTTTATTTATTGGAGATAGTAATACTGGTGGTTCTTTTCAAATTGGTAATATAATTCTTAGAACAAAGAGTGGAGACCCTAATATACTTGAAATAGTTAGTGCTAGTAGTAATAAAACAGCTCATCTTGGAGTACAAGGTGGAATTAGTGCTTACGGAACATACACACCTTCTACGGGGGGTGGAGGTGGATTAAACGGAACTATAGTTCCTTATAGTACTGCTATTACTTCTGACCCTCAAAATGAAGGAAGTAAAATAGCTAGTGCTAGTTCTATTTATAAACTTCATAGTAGAATATCTAGTATCGAAAATAATGGTGCTACTAGTATAACTGTAACTGGAACAGGTAATGCTATTACTAGTGTTGTTAAGAATGGAACTAGTATTACATTTACTAAAGGTACTACTTTCTTGACTAGTCATCAAAGTTTAGCAAACTATGTTACTATTGATGATGTTAGACTTAGTGATAGTCGTTATCCTAAATTTGATAATAATACTTGGTATTTAGTAGGAGATGATGCTTATATTGGTGACCATAATAACGGTGGTATATTTTGTATTAAATCTGCTAACTCAAACAATGTTAGTGGTATAGCGTTATATAATAGTAGTGAAAATGCTGCTGCTAGGTTATGGTTTGATAATACAAGTCTAAACCTTGATAAACAACTTGTTATGAATAACAAGCGTATTTGGATTCAAGGTGTCGGTACTGCTGGAGGTGATAATAATAGACTTACTATTGTAGCAGGTATGCCTAGCGGATTAGCATATAATTCTTCATGTCGTGGAACGATTCTTTATTCTAACGGTATAGCATTTGCTGACCCATATAATGGTAATGAAAATAATGATAGTGGATGGATTAGACATTTAGAAACTTCTACTAATAGTGGAACTTTAGAAATAGCAGTAGGTGATGATAATGATAATGAGCAAATTCATTTTAGATGGTATAGTAATGCTTCAAGTTTAGAACATATAGCACATGATATAACTGTTCCTAAAGCTACAGGTACTCTAGCTTTAACTAGTCAAATACCTACTACTCTTCCTGCTAATGGAGGTAACGCTGATACAGTAGATAATGAGCATGCTAGTAATTTTAGTTATACTCATCAATCATCATTTGATTTTAGTAAGATTAAATCTGGTAGAATTGTAACGTTTGACCAAAGTGATACTGATTATGGATGGATAAATGGATTTGCAAGTACTCATAATAATTATCTAACTAGTGTTATATTTAATACACATAGAACATCTAATTGGTATGTTGGTTATATAGAGGGAAATTTTAATACAGGCACAACTAATGGATTGAATGCAGTTAGACAACTAGCATTTCTTGATAGTAAAGTTGCAGATTCTGACAAACTAGATGGTATACATGCTAACGGACTTCTTACTGCTCTATCTAATTCTGATAAGGGAATTAGTATAACAGTTGGCGGAACTACTAAAAGTGTTAGTAATATTAGTGTTAATCATGCTAGTAGCGCTGACACCGCTTTAAAAGTTTTTGGACAAGTAGGAGATACTGGTTCCCATGAATTAGTTAGATGTTATATGAATAATGACCAATTTAGAATTATAGCAGGTTCTAGTGGTAATAATAATGGATGGGCAGAAATAGCTACAGCAGATGATGGTAATGAACCTATTTATGTAAGACAATATTCAGGTGTATTTAGTTCAGTTGTAAGAACTCTTACTCTTCTTGATGCTAACGGATATACTCACTTCCCTTCTTATATAAACATTGGAGGTAATGAAAATAATAATTCATCTCCTGATAGAGTATGGGGTAGTAATAGTAGTGATAGTTATCTAAGAAGTTATAGAACTAGTGCTTTAAACGTAGCTTCTGCTACTAAACTTCAAACTCCTAGAACTATTTGGGGTCAAAGTTTTGATGGAACTGGTAATGTTAGTGGTACTTTTACTTCAGGTGATATAAATATTGGTGCTATAAATGAAATATGGTCTCCTAATTACGATTTACATATACAACATACTAATAGAGGAAATAAAAATGTTTATATTTGTTGTGGTGCTGCTACTGGTAAAGTTGGTATAGGAACAGATTCGGCTTCTTACAAACTTCATGTTGCAGGTAATATTTATGCTACAGATACTATTATAAGTGAATCAAATAAAATAGGATTAACTATACGTGGTCCATTAAATGCTGCATGGTCAAGTTGGTTTGCTCATGAAACTTCAGGAAATGAAGCTTTAGTTATTGCTACTCAAAATCAAGCTACTACTATTATGCTTACAAATGGTGAAAGTTATAGTAATATTAGTGCTGATAGATATACAAGTATGACTCCTGCTCTTGCTATCGAACATAATCAAGTTATGATTAATAGACCATATTCTTCTAGTGATTGTGGTTATAATTTTTATGTTAATGGTACTAGCAATTTTAACGGCAAAGTTGACATTAACAATATACTTACTGCTAGAGGTATAATGTTTACAACTGTTAATGTAAATGCATATGGTACGTCATTACAAAATTGGGATGGTAGTATTGGTGCCAATGTTACTAATATGTTTAATGGTATTAGTTATGATAATATAACTATAGAATACTCACAAGATAATGGTGCTAGTTGGCATGTATATACTACAGACCCTGCAATACGATTTAATCTTGTAAACGATAATGTTGATATATTTAATTATTATTTAGGTAATAATGTTATTAATGGTAATAATGATGCTGAGAAACTAACTCAAATAAAGAAAAATCAACTTAGAGTTACAGTTAGGATTCCTAATGAAATTTATCAAGAACTTAGTTGGATAAGTGTTGATGTAAATAATGGAGTTGATGTAAAATGTCAAGTATATTTTGGAACTAGCGGTGGTGCTTATACTGAATATGTTTCTAAAGTAATGATAGGATGGTCACATAAGTGTGATATTTGTGTTGGTCCTACTAATGTAAATGTCGGTAATAATGATTGTCGTTATGTAAGATTAGTATTTAGTCACCCTAGTAATAATTCTCAATTACGTAATTGTATTGTTTGTAAGATTAGAGCTTTAGCTTTAACTAAATATAGTCATAATACTGATAGATATACAATTAGTACTACTGGTCATATATATGATTATGATTATAATATGAATACTTACTTCCCTAATAGTATTCTTGCTAAAGGTGGAGTTACAGCTTATCAATCTTCTGATGTTCGTCTTAAAACTAACATTACTAAACTTAATTGTTTAAAGGTTATTAAAAGTATTGGAGGTACTTATGAATTTGATTATATTCGTGACCATAAACATAGTATTGGTTTTATTGCTCAAAATGTAAATAATCCATTACTTAAAGATATAGTTGCTAAAGACGATAATGGTTATTTAAAGATTAACTATTGGAATCCTAAACTTATTAGTCTTGCTTTTGGTGCTTTAACTGAAATAGATGATGAAGTTGATAAACTTAAAGCTAGAGTTAGAGAATTAGAAAGTGAAGTTGAATATTTAAAAAATAAAGATTATGCCTTACAATAGTGAAAACGGAATTATTAGTGCTCCTGTTAGCATTGATGATGTTAAACAAACTCTTGGAGAGAGTAGCAACGACCTTGCTACTCTTTGTAAGAGTGAAAATATAAATATATGGAGTAAGTATAAACCTATTAATTGTAAAGGTGAATTTAAAGAATATCCTATTAAAGAAGACTCTGATGAAATAGTAACATCTTCGTTTAGTAAATATACTTGTGTTGTTCGTTGTGGTATGAGTATACCTATGGATACTTATAAAAATTTACGTAATAATTATGGAGGAGAAGGCTTTGCTATTAAAGCGTGTGAACATCTTTATTATGATAATGTATATGGACATAACGGTATTGATAAAGATGCAAGTACTGATTCACATTATGTAAATGCTTCAGGAAAACATTTTCCAAAAGGTGGTACTAATTCTCCTTATAGATTAAGTGATTTTAGAAACTATAATAGTAAAGCAGAGAATAATGAGTTCCGAACTTCTATTCCTGCAGCACAGTATGTTGAATGTTATTATTCTTCAACTCCTAGATTTAATTGTATTCTATATAAGAAGACAAGTGTTGATGATAACACAAGTCTTACTATGGATGATATAATACCTGATTTATCTTTAGCTTGGTCTTTTTGGGTTCAAATTCGTTACGATTCACCATATAATGTTAATGATAAGATTTATAAAATTTATTATGTTGGTAATTGTAAAAAACCAACAGATTATGTATACGCTAGTAAAGAAATAACTTTTGATATAGGTAATGCTAGAAAAGTTACTATTGTACCTTTTTTAGCATATACTCGTAGTTCATCTTTATATGATAATACAAAAATAATTTTTATAGCTCCTTCAGGTGGTATTATTTTTAATTATTATCCTAGACAAATTAATATGGAAAGTATTAAAAGTGGTTCTAGTGGTTTTGTTGATTTCTCATCATTGAAAAAATTAGTTGGTGGTAGTTGTATTTGTAAAGCAAGAATATATAAACTTCCTGATGCTACATTTACAATTACTGATGGTATATTTAGAAGTGTTTGCTCTTATGGTAATGATAAGACAACATACGGAAGAGGTCATGTATCTAATAGCTTTGGTCAAGGTACAGGTTCTGTAACTGTTCCTGAAGGCGATAGAACAGATTATATTGAAGTATTTATAAGATTTGATAATGTTTATGAAGGAGGTTACTATGGACAAATGTGTCAATTATCTTTTGAAATTAATATGAATGGTGCATGGAAACAAGTTCCTCCAGGAGGTAGTTATATTATGAATTAAAACATAGAGGTTCTTAATATAATAAACGTGCTAAAAATAATATTAAATCTATTTATCAAATAAGTATAACTATTTAATAATGCAATTATGAAAATTACAGTAAGAGAAATTGTAAGTATGACTTCTAATGTAGAAGCTACTGTAAATGAACTTAGTATTAATGCTAATGTTCGAGTTCGTAACAATGACACTATCGAAGGTGTAGATAGCGGTAGTGTAAATAATAGTACTGGTAATCAACTAGCTAGCTTCAGTTATTACGGAAGTAATAATCTTAATATTAATTATAATAGTATTGAGAATGGTAATGTTGCTTCTGTTAGTACTGCTGTTAATGATTTCATTAAAGAACTAGAGAAAAATCCTTCTCTTGTAAGTACTGTAAATACTAGTGAAATTTAAGTGATTACTTTGCAAATATATTAAAATATATTATTATATATATAACGTAGTTATATAATAATATATTATTAATATATTTGCACTACAAATTAAACATCAAAATAATAAAGTTATTATGATTAAAGTAAAACAAAGTAATGCTGTTAGTGCATACAATGTACTCAAGCAAATTAAGACTAAAGAACTTCCTGCTGAAGTAGCTATTGCTATTTGGAAGAATGTAAAAGTATTAAAGCCTATTGCAACTTCTTATGAAGAAGCTATTAAAGATTCTAAAGAGTCTCTTAAAGGTGATAATGATGAAGAGATGTCTAAGCTTCTTGCTGAACTTCAAAAGAAAGAAACTGATGAAGCTGCTGGTAAATATACTTTTACTCGCACTGACAATGAAAATCGTGTTAAAGTAACTGAGTATTATTCTAATGCTCAAAATAAACTTAATGCTTTTATTAAAGACCTTGATAATAAAGAAGTAGAAGTAGAACATACTACTATTAATGAGGATGATTTAATTAAAGCTCTTATTGGTACTGATTTTAACATTGGTGTTATTGAACTTATTGATTTCTTATTTGAAGATGCTACTAAAGTAGATGATAAAGAAAATAAGTAAAACATTAAACCCGCCCCGTAGAAGATGTAATTGGTAGAACTTCTAACTAATCATGCCTTTTACGGGGCGGCTTTCATATTAATAATTTAACTACTACTGATATGGCTTCTATTTCTCAGCTTACTAGTGAAATTTTACATGGTGTAGGTCAACCTAATAATCATACTCTACGTGAAAGAGTTCGTAATGCTATAATTCATACTCGTAATGAACTTATACGTAGAAGTTATGAAAACCATGCTTATGTTGATAAAATTCATACTCAACGTTTTAAAGTTTCACTTATTACAGTTAACGATGGTGATGTAGAACTACCTGAAGATTATGAAGGAGTTCCACTTGATAAAATTAAAAGAACTCTAGATAAAGTTCCAAGACCTATTAGACTTACTAATAATCTTCCTTTTGATAGAGTTAGTTCTGTAGGATATAAAACTAATAGAGAGTTTCCTTATATTAAAGAAACTACTGCTAGATTTAAAGGAAGTGTTCCTGGTCTTTGTGGTGCTATTAGTTATGACTATATTAATGAATATCTTTATTTATTTCCAGCTAGTAAAGATAAAATTGTTCCAGTAGATGCTATTGTTATAGAATCAGCTTTTGAACATCCTAATCAAATTCTAGATATTAATGGAGACCTTACTGTTGAGAATCATCTTTATGATGACAACGAGTGGTTACTTAGTGAAGATATGATTGGTCAAATAAAAGAAATAATATATAAAAGGGAACTATTAAATCAACATCAAGAAACAGATGAAGTTCCTAATACTATAAAATATAATTAATGTATGACTGCTGTAAGACTTAATCCAATAAATATGAGTAAGTATCATCAAGATATGAAAGATGCTTTTACTCTAGAACTTGAAAGAGCTAGACTTTCTTATGATGAACTAGCTGGTAATATAGTTGAAAAACGTTCTAAGATTGTTCCTTATGTTGATAGTTTTGCTCTTCCTGTAATTGACTATCCAGAGTTTCAACAGAACAAGTATATAAATGGTCGTCTTGAAAATGCCGCAAAAGGTATGTATGAAGATAAACGTAATGACCTTGAACATAAACATCTATGTTTTAGACTTGTTGCTTATGCTGTTGATTTACGAAAGATGAGTGAGTTAGAACAAAAGATTAAACTTTATGAGAAATGTATTGCTCTAAATTATGTTGAGTATAGAAATATAGTTGGTATATTTTATAATAAAGTACATGATGTTCTTATTCTTAAAGCTCATGGTTATCGTCTTGAAGGTAAACTAGGTTATGTTTGCATTAATAGAGTTCTTAATACTGGTTGTAAGATTTGTGATTTTGTTGCAACTAATAAATACAAGAAAGAACTTGAAGCTAAAGGCATTAGAATTTGGAATAAAGAAGAAGCTGAATTTGCTAAAGCTAATGGCTTAGAATATGATGCAGTTGACCCTAGGATTTATAAAGCTGATGAAAGTTGGTATGAACTTGCTCTTTGTAATTGTACTCTTCATAGAGCTTATGGTTATAAACTAAGCATGATTGATTATCGTTCTGTAAAAGTCAGACAATATAATAATGAAGGTTTAATTAAACTTACTGGTGGCGATAAAGAAAAGATATGTCATTTACCTGTATCTCTAAAGATTAAACTAACTCTGTGTTTACAAGTAGATAAATTAATGTATACTAAATTTGTTAGAAATGAAAATCAAACGAAATGTGGATTTGAAGCGCATCATTGGTAAAGTTGATAATGACTTTAATCTTAGTGAAAGTGATTGGATTCCTCGTGCTGCTGCTTGGATAATTGATGCACTTAGTCAAATGAAATGCCTTCCTATGGCTAAGAAAACTAGAAGACTTCAAATAGTTAATCGCATAGGTATATTTCCTTGTCAGTTAAATGCTACTGACATTAAAGTATTTGACGATTATGGTTGTGAAATAAAACAACTTGAAGCTAATAATAGTTGTTGTAATTCAGGATTTGGTTCTAAAACTAATGTAGAACCTAGTCCTGAAATTGCTGTTATAGATGATACCAATAAAACTGGTCGTAATTTTATGAGGGTTGCAACTATTAGAAGAGCTGATGATAGTCGAAACTTTGTAATAACTAATAATGGTCATATTGAACTTAACTTTGATATTGATTGGATAAATGTTCAAAGTTTTGAACCTATGACTTATTATGATGATTATTATGATTGTGAAGTTCCAATGGTTTATGATAATGGTATTTTATTAGAAGCTATAAGTTTTTATATTCTATATAAATATCTTAGTCGTGGTAGTCATCATCCAGTGTATGATTTAAAAAGTAGTAGTCCTGTTACTAATCCTTATATTCAATGGAAAGAATTAAAGAGTAAAGCTATTGCTTCTGTTCGTAATGATTTGTATAATGCTGATGGTTGGAGAAACTTCTTCTACAACTCAACATTTGACCCAAGAAGATAATAATTATGAATATAGTCAAAGAACTCAATTTGAATAAAACTCCAAACATTATTCCTAATGGAAGTTTGGTGTTTGCTAAGAACATTAAAGTTAGTCCTGATAATTCGTATATTACGAATGAAGAAGGATTAACTTATGCTTTTAGTACTCCAGTTGAAGGTAAAATAGTAGGTATAATTCCTTGTATGAAAGAGATTGTAATACTTAGTTACCTTGAAGCTGATACCGGTGAACATAGTTCTCATATTTATCGTTGTGTAGAAAATGAAGTTACTGGTCTTCTAGACTTAAATGAAGTAGGTAATGCATGGACTTATAGCGGTGGTAAAATTGTAGGTACTTATACTTATAATGTAAATGGTGAACTTATTATAGCTATTGGTGAATACGATATTGTTAAAGTTGAAGAAATTGCTGGTAGAGATGACGATGTTATCAATCCTGGTGATGAAGACGATAATGATAATAAAGTAAACGCTCAAAAAATAACTAAAGAATATATTCCTTTAAAGACTATAAATCTAGATAGAGCTAATGCTAGTGATAATCCTGAAGTATATTCAGTTTGTGCTAACATTCCAATAGCTAATGTAAGTCTTGAAGAAAGAGTTCCTGGTAATAGTATGCCTAATGGTATATATCAATTATTTATTCGTTATGAAATAGATAAAGATTATTATACTAATTGGATGCCTTTAGGTGGTTCTTATCATGCTCTTAATATAGAGAATAAAACTGTAATTAATCATGTATATGATGTTAGTGGTGGTTCTAATTTAGCTTTAACTCGTTGTGTAGCTGCATACAATAACGATAATAAAGATTGTAACTATAATTTTAAGTTTCGTATAAGGTTTGATGATACTTATAATTATAAAGCTTATCAAATAGGTTATATACTTAAACATGAAGAAGCTGCTCTAGCTCGTATTTGGCGTAAGTTTAATACTGATGTTCGTGACTTCATTTTTGATGCTGGTAATTTTGAAGAAACAACAATAGATGAATTAACTGCTAATAGTTTTAATTTATTCAATGTTGCTTCTCTTTGTAATTATGAGAATCGTCTTTATATTGCAAACTATGATGAGAGTGATTATAATGTAGACCTTACAAAATATGCTGAAGGTATTAGAGCAAACATGATTTATGAACCTTGTTCTAATTTAGATTCAGTTGAGATTAATACTGTAAATTATGAGACTTATATATTTAGTTGGTCAACTGGTGGTATAAGTGCTGCTATTGTTGAAATTAAAAAACCTTCTAAAGATGTTATTGTAAACGTCAACGGTCAACGTACAACTTATCATACTATAATTAATGCTAGAGACTATAATGAACTTAAAAGATATGTATGTTGGGTAACAACTGAAAGTGAGAATATTGCTGATTTTGATAATTGTGCTTTTGGTGGTTATAAAGGAGAAGATATATTTCCATGTACCAATGTAGCTTTTGGTATTTATGGTGGAGATAATCCAACGTTTGATATTATTACTGTTCCAGTTAAAGGTTATTCTAATAGACTATATGATAATTTAGGTCAAGGTGGTGGAACAAGTCATAAACATACTGGTCTTAAACTTACAAAAGGTGCTGCAGGTGCCTTTTTTCATGGTTATACTGCTGTATGTTCATATCGTCCTAATAGATTTAGAATGAGTAAAGGTACAAATACTAGAACTTATTCAAATACTATTATGGTAGATAATGCTATTAGAACTTTAATGCCTAATAGTGTATATAACTTTTTCATTCATTATGTTCGTAAAGACGGTACTTATACTAACGGTTATCAATTAAAGAATGATGTTCGTCCTGATGCTATTATTAATTCTGTAGTAATGACAGGTAGTGATAGTGTAGATGTTCAATTAAGTAAATTAACTTCATTAAGAGAAAGAACTAGTAGTAGTTCTTCTGGTAATGATAGAGATTTTACTAGTTTACTTTCTATTGATGCTCTTAAAGATAAGTATGCTTATGAAGTTGTTAGTACTGCTGTTTCACCTAGTGATTCAAATACTCTAAGAGGTACTAGTTTTGGTTATTATAAGAATTATAATGGAGACCTTTTATTTAAAACTGGTTCTACTCATAATTTTAATAATACTAACGATAATGTACTTTACAGAATTAAAGTTGGTTTTACTAATATAAAAATACCTGATGGTTATGTAGGTTTCTTCTTTAGTTATGAAAAGCCAGAAACTACAAATAATTATCAAGCTTATTGTATTAAGAAAACAAACACTGGTGCATTGTTTAAAGCTAGTGAAGTAGAAACAGGTAAGATTAACTATAATGGTTCTATTTATATTCCTGAATATAAAATAACTAATAATGGTTTTGAACTTCCTACTACTAATCCTGCTTATATAAATAATGCTGGTATTGTAGCTAGTAATGCAGTAGATGATGACGATTTAACTAATACTGTAAATACTGCTGGTTCTGATGGTGGTATAGTTCTTTCTCTTAAAAACGGTAATGGTAAAGTTATTCCTGAAATAGGAGAAGTAGGAAATGTTATGATATTCAATCGTAACATATATTGTAAGAAAGATAAACAACTTATTAGTTTTGGTCCTATATGTTTTAAACATTCAGACATTGAAACTTATAGTTATGCTGATGTTAAAGATGATACTAAATTCCCTAATAATTATGTTAATGATTACGATTTTAATTATCCTGCTTTTTATGTTAATGATAAAACTTTAGTATATGACCGTAAGATATATATATCTGATACTGGTAAAGTATATGATATATCTGAAAGAAATACTATTGCTAGAGATTGGACATCATTTACTACAGCTTATGCTAGAATTATAAATTATAGTAAGTTTAGTAGAGTTAATACAAATGCTATTTCAATAAAGAAAGAACCTGAATATTTAGTAGGTGTTTTAGGTAGTGAAGAAGGTGGTACTGCTAGGCATCAACGTAGTGCAAATATTGTTGTTAAGCCATTGAATGCTACAGACCTTATAGAATTAAAAGATACGTATATAGAAAGTAATTATAAACTTTATACTAATTATAAAGATAATCTTAATTATGATTCTTATAAACGTGCTACTATTCGTCGTAGTGATGTAATTGGTGATGAAAGTCTTGCTAATTCGTGGAGACACTTTAGAGCGAACAACTATAAAGTACTTTCTAAGAACAAAGGCAACATTACAAATATCATTGGCGTAGGCACTGCATTTTTCGTCCACACGGAGCATTCTTTGTTTTACCTTAATAGAGATAACCTCCTCAAGACATCGGGCGATACAGCGCAATTAAAAATGCCAGATTTATTTGAAGTAGAACCTATTGAACTATTTACTAGTAATCATGGTTATGGTGGACTTCAACATCCTCAAGCTTGGACTATTAATAGTAATGGTTATTGGTTTGTAGATGCAGATAATAAAAGAATATATAACTTTGATAATAATCATCTTACTGATTTAACTAGTGATATTCTTAATTGGATGAACAATGTTCAAATAGCCGATGCTCACATGGTTACAGATTTTGCTAATGCTCGTGTAATTATGTGTCTTGCTTACTATAGCGAAGATGTTGGAGATAGAGAACATAATCAACCTGCTTATATTACTTTATCATTTAATATGATTAGTAAGAAGTTTGTTAGTCTTCACGACTATAAATTTAGCTTAGGTGTAAATACTAAAAATCATTGTTATTTTTATTATGCTGTAACAACTAGTTCTTTTCTTTATTGTTTTCATAAAAATACTCCTTTAGGATTCTATGGTAAAACTGGAGATTATGCTGGACTTGATGACCATGCTTATGGTTTCCCAGCTATGAGTACAAATCTTACTATACAAAATGAAGATGGTACTGAAGAAACTAGAACTGTTAATCCTGCTATATTTGATGTTATTGTAAATGAGAATTACAATATTCCTAAATGTATTAATTCTATTAGTTATATACTTAATAAAGAATATGCTTACTTTAGTAATCAAGTTACTAGAATGGCTGAACCGCTTATGGGCAATGGAACTTATGGAGATATAGAACATTATAGTGGTGATAAACTTCGTATTTATACTGATAGTAATGATACAGGTGACTTAGATATTTCAGGACATAAAATGATTAATGATGATACTGTAACTAGAGATAAATCTCCAGATTACAAAGTTCCTTATTATGATAAAGGTATTTGGAACTTTAATTATATAAGGAATTATATTAGTAATAAACTTACTAAAGAAGAGATATGTAAACGTTATAACTTGAATATTAATAATCTTACTCCTACACAAGAAACTAAGATTCAGACTATGCTTAATAATCCAAGTGATGAACGTAATCTAGTTTATGGTCGTTATTTCGTTGTTAGATTTATCTTTAGAAATATAGATAATATTCCTTTTAGATTTGAGGATTTAAATATTAATTATTCAAAGTATTAAATTATGACTGGAAAAATTAAAAGAAGAAGTCTTCGTTGTGGTGGTAGACCTAAAGCTGACTTCGGTAGTCTTTTTACTTCTGTTATAGCTCCTGCTCTTAGTGCAGCAGGTTCTATAGCAGATTCGTCTATAGACAATAATAAGACTATTACTAACAGTATTGTTAATAACAATACTACTATTCCTAGTGACCCAACTAAAACTCCTACTATGAGATTAGGTGGTAGAAAGAAGTGTTGGATTGGTGCAGCTATTGGTGCTGCTACTAGTATAGCAGGTTCTTTATTTGGTAATAGTGCTCAGAAAAGAGAAATGCGTAGACAACAGAGTATTAGAGATTGGCAAAACGCAACTCAAGAAGCTGCTAATATGACTTCTGTTCTTAATAATAGTCGAGATTATCAAGAAGATTATCTTAGACAATTTAGAACTGCTGCTAGACTTGGTAAAACTCTTGGAGCTAAAAGTATTTATATTACTGATGGTGGAGATGCTACCAAGATAGGAAACAACACATATCTTCTACGGGGCGGTTCTCATGAAGATGTGAATGAGATTGGTCAAACTGGTATTGGTATTAATGTTGGTGGTAATGAAGTTGAAGCTGAAGGTGGTGAAGTTGCTCAGAAAAAGAATGGTGCTCTAAGAATCTTTAGTGCTCAACCTATTCTTGGTAATGGTATGAGTCCTGCTCAAGCTATACTTAGAGGTTATAATAAAGATAAAGTATTTAATGCCCAACAAGCGTTTAAGAGAAAAAATGGTCTTAAAGATGATGGAGGTAAAGCAAGACACGGTACAACTGTTCCTTACAAACGTATTCATATAAACGAAGATGGTACTTTTACAGATACTTTAAATAATAAAAATTATACTACTTCTGCTACAAATGGTGAAGATGTAGTTATTACTGGTAAAGCAAATCATTGGAAAGAAGCTGGTAAAAAAGATACTAGTTCTTACTTTGACCCAATGGGTGCTGTAAATTTTATCACAGCTGCTGGTGCTCCTATTCTTAATGCTAATCCTAGTAACATTGTTGGTTCTATTCGTGATAGTAAAAATGCTAGTGATTTTCTTAAGCATTATATGATGCAAGATACTGGTGGTTTTGTTAATACAAAATGGGCTAAAGAACATCCTTATCTAAGTTTAGGTATTAATACCGTTGGTGATATAGGCTTAGGATATGGTTTAGGTAAAGCAGGTGTTGGTTTATATAGACTTAGACCTAGTAATTTACGTAAACATATATTTGAAAATATATCTCCAATAGGATATGATAAACCTATTCCTAGAATAAAAGAAGCATTTAAATCAGCTTTAAGTGGTGCAGAAGCAGATATTGATAATCCTTCTTGGTTTAACGATAAATCTGCTCAAGATTTAAATACTTATAATGTAGGTATCACAAAAAATATGTTTGGTCCACATGCTTTAGAAGCTAGGTTTGATGCTTGGAGAAAATATTTAGGTCTTCCTCAAAAGTTTAATACTTGGAGCAAGTCTCCTATTGTTAAAGGTGCTTATACTGATACAAAAGGTATATCCAATTTGAAAGTTTTACCTAAAGACCAAAGTGTTGATTTTATAAATAGTGCTGGTGGAAATGTAGCAAATAATATTGAAGAATTTACTACTAGAGGATATAATGGACAAAAATATGGAGTAAGTCATATTAGAGATACTTGGGATTTACAGCCTTGGAGTAGATTAAGAGGAAATATAATAGAAGATAAAGTAATTAGACCTTTATACAATACAACTATAGGTAAAGTTAATAGAAAATTATCTAGTAGTTTGCATAAATTTATAAATAAATATGGTTATGATAATGAAGCTATTCAAAAATATTTAAATGAAAATGGAGAAGAAGGATTAGATAATTTATCAGATGTTATTGAATATTTTGCAGATACTAAATCTATAAAAGGTAAGTTAGCACATAAACTTTCAAGATTAGATGATATAATAAACAACAAAGGTTATTACGTTATAAATAAAAATAGTAAATTAAGTAAACTTACAAATAAACTTAGTGATAAAATTAAAAATTTTGAAGCTAGTAGTTTACTTCCTGGTGCAAAACCTTTTAAGATAGCTTATGATATTCCTTGGACAAATGAAGTATTTCCTAATAATGAAATGGTTAAAGGATTTAATATGATTGATAATTTGCCTACAGAAGCATATAGATATAAATTAAAAAATCCTTTATTAGATTACAAATATCGTCTTGGTGGTCGTTGTAAACTTAGAAATGGTGGTTTAACTTCTAAAGATAAAGGTTCTTCTAAGCATCCTTATCCTTCTGTATCATCTAAAGATTTTGCAGGTGGTAGTAGAAGTTATCCTATTCCAACTAAAGCTGATGCTGTTGATGCTTTAAGATTTGCTGGTCTTCATGGTAGAAGCGATGTTAGAAGTAAAGTATATAGTAAATATCCTAGTCTTCGTCCTAAAGCTTTAGGTGGTATGTATGTTCCTTTTAATAAACGTTATACTTCTATTTATGATGCTCCAGATTATAATTCTGATTATAATGGCGGTAACGTTTTAGGTAATGGTGAAGTAACTATTACAGCTAAGAGAATTAAGCCTACTTTTATGAAACCAAATAATGATGCAATGAATATCATTAATCATCCTGCTAATGAAACTCCTTATATTCCACAACATCATAATCGTAGTCGTACTATATTTAGTGGTGGAGATTATTTAGGATTAGGTATTGATACTCTTGCTGCATTAAGTACAGGTCTTGTAAATTATAATACTGCTGGTAAATATACTCTTCCTGATAGAGCTCCTATTATTCAAGCTAGTAAATTACCTACAACTTATAATGTTAATCCTGAAATAGAAGAGGTTAAACGTTATAGAGATAGACTTACTGGACAAACTTTCAATAATACTTCAAGTTCTGTAGCTGCTCTTAATAGGAGTGGTGCTATTAATCTTGATGCTCTTTCTAATCTTAGTAAACTTTGGGCTACTAAAGAGAATGAAGAGAATAAAATGCTTACAGAAGATGCTAAGAATCAACAAATTGTTGCAGCACAAAATGTACAGAATGAACTTGCTCGTCAAAGTGAGATTGCTAGAATTAAGAATGAAGCTACTCAAGCTAAGGGTGATGCTCTTAATATTGGTCTTAGTGGATTGTCTCAAGCTTGGACTAATTTCTGGACTGCTGGTAGAACTGCTTATGAAGATGACCAATCTAGACGTGCAATGATTGCTTCTAGTAAAGATGCTACTCCTACTAGACTTTCTGAAATGGATTTTGATTTGTCTCCTGACATTTTAGCTAGTCTTTATAGAACTGCTAAAGATGATAGAACTAAACGTTTCTACTTGTCTAGATTGTCTCCTAAACAAAGACAAAAATATGGTATAAATTAATATTATATAAATACTTCTGATAGTACTATTACTATCAGAAGTTTTACTATTTTTGTAATCAGTAATTAAATAATAATATTATGGCTTATAAAAATAATCAAAGTGGTATTACTATTGGAGGTTATGTTCCTCAACGTGTACCAGTTCGTTCAAATCTTGAAGCTCTTAGTCAAGCATTAAATAAAATTGATGAGCGTTCTGATAAAGCAATTCAACAAAAGTCTGCTATTACAAATGCTATTGGTCAATTAAAACTTAATGCTGCTGAGGATAAATGGAAATACGATTATGCTAAACGTATTGAACAAAAGATTAATGACGCTGCTCAATATGGTGATTATAGTAGAGCATTAGATGTTGCTACTGAACTTGCCGGAAGTGCTACTTCTTCTCCTGAAGTTATTGGTCGTATTCGAGCTAATGAAGCTTATGAAAAGAAGAAAGGAGAAGTTGAATCTCTTGCTAACAGTGGTGTTATTAGTGGTCTTACTAAAGAACGTTGGCTTGCACAAAATAAATATGCTTATGAAGATATTCGTGATGCAAATGGTAATATAGTTGGAGGTACAGATTGGAAATCTGGATGGGACCCAGTTAAGAAAGTTGATATGTCTAGACTTGTTACACTTGCTGGTCAACTTGCTGCTCCTGTAAAACGTGCTACTAGCAGTACTTCTCAACATAGTGTTTCTGATGAACAAGGTGTAGGTAATGGTGGTACTAGTACTCCTGAAGGTCTTCGTTCTGTAAAAACTGGTTATAGTACTTCTAGTGGTTCTAGTTTCCAAAGAGAAACTTTAACTAAACAAAAGATTGATGAAGTTTATAATAAACTTTTTGCTCTTGACCCAGATAATATGAATGCTCTTATTCAACAATTTGATGATGTTCAATGGAAAGTTAATCAACTTAAAGATGAACTTAGTACTACTACTGACCCTGAAAAACGTAAAACTCTTCAAAATAGTATTAATGCTTTTAGTAATGATATCTATGATGCTAATGGTCAACCTCTTAAAGTTAAAGAATATATGCTTAGTAAGATAGGTGTTATTACTAAGAATATGGCTTATGATAATACTAGTGTTAGTCATACTTCAGGTAGTTCTGAAACTAGAGGTTTAACTTATGGTACTAAATATGCTCTTGGTTCTGGTACAAATACTAGTAATATTACTGCTCCGCTTCCTACATTAGGTGGAAGTTATTATAGTAATCCTGGTGAAGTATCAACTAGTATTCAAAATGGTACTTCTTGGTTTCAAGACCAACTTTCTCAAGGTGGTGTATTAAATTAAAATAATAAAGTTATGCTTAGTAAAAAAATATATAATCAATTTATAAGTGATGGAGATTATGTTGGTGCTGCTAATTATTTATCTCGTGCTCACTTTAGTGACCCAGTTAAACAGTCTCTTGTAAATCAAGCTATAAAGAAACTTAGAACTGATGGTCGTAGAATACAAGGTATGATGAGTAGAGCTGATGAAAATCAACGTAAAGCTTTTAGTTTTCTTAATGCAGTAAATAGTAACGGTATTCTTCCTGGTCTTAATAATGATATAGATGCTGATGGTAATAGACGTGCTTCGGATAATATCTTTAGTAAAGATTATGCTGAAGCTAAACGTAGATTAGGCAGTCAAGGTTCTAAAGAAGCAGAAAGTTTATCTATTAAATTTGGTGGACAAACTGAAAAAAGAAGACTATTAGGTTTAGATTTTCTTGCTAAAGACTATGAATATAAAACTGATGCTTTTGAAGATATGCTTAGAAGAAGCAGACTTAGTAAAAACGCATTAATTAAGTCTGGTGCTAAAGTTAAAATAAAAGATGGTCAATATGTTCTTGATATTAGTAAACGTAATCCTTTATTTAATAAAGTATATAATGCTTTACTTAGTACTAAAGGCTATGATAATAATTATAGATTTCAAGTAGCTGGTATCGATGCTAAAGGCAAGCTTATAGGTATTGGTGATGCAGATAAAAATTGGATTAATAGAAGAAGTAGAACAGATATAACCGATACTGATGGTTATTATATTAATCCTACAGGTAATAATAATTTTGAAATGCCTAATAATATTATAGCTGTTGCTAACAAAGCTATCCGCCCCGTAAAAGACAACGATATTAATGGTTCTAAATTATCTACTGTTAGTTCTATGATTCTTCCTTTTAATAGTGCTCGTAGAAAACAAATTAGTGATGCTCTTAATACTGGTAGACTTAATAGCGAATTAGCTAATGCTCTAGTAAAAGAGAATAGTAATGCGATTATTAATGGTCTTATGAATGCTGATTTTACTCAGTATGAAATGTATGTTACTGATGAAGAAAATACTGATGACCATACTACAGTTCGTCATATAGTAGATAATAGTAACGAAAAAGCTAATATTCAAGACTTAGTACGTGCCGCTATTGCTAGTGGAAAGTTTGACCCAGAAACCCAAGTTTCTCTTGGTATGCAAGGTAATCAAACTGGTTATGTTATAACTATTCCAACTAAAATGGATAAAGATACAGAAACAGGTAATAGAGTTGAAGATATTAAACAAAATAGTCGTCAGATATTTATTCCTGATTTTATGAATGGTGAAGCTGAGAAATTATTCTCTCAAAATTCTCAAACTAGAGCTATGAAAGAACTTGCTAGTATGGAAATGTATAATTATCCTGTTGATATTCCTCAAGATGGTAGACTGAATGTTTATAACGACCCTTCTACTGGAAAGGCAGTTTATCAAATGGAATACGATAGTGGTAGAGTACAACCTTTAACTAGAGAAGATGCGCTTCGTAAAGTTAATAAAATGCTTATAGTTGAGGATGGTATTGATTTAGCTAATAAACAGTTTTACGATGAAGACGGTAATCTTCGTAAAGGTCTTAAAAATAAAGATGGTTCTTTAAATACCCAATTTCAACAAGATTTAAATAGACAAGTAGATGCTTATGTTACTAGTGCTATGAAAGAGCTTTATCCAAACGCTTGGGATAGTTTTGCTCCTATTGCTAATAATGTTGTAAATGGAGATTTTTCATCTGAAGATTATAAGACTAAATTAGCTAAAGCTATGGATAGTTTTGTAGATACAGATAATATTAATCTTATTAATAATCAAAGAGCTATTTATTCTAATTATATTCTTAGTAATATAGGAATGTACGATAATGATGCTTATAATATTGATTAATTATGAATACAGAAAATGTTTTTAATAATAGTGGAATTATAGTTAGTAATCCTAATTATAATCCTAAAACAAAGAAGGGTCGTGCTCAACAACCCTTCTTTCATACTTTAGATGTAAGTCAAGATATTACATCTGGTGCAGCTAATGAATTTGCAAAGAACGCAAACAATGCTTGGGTAATGGGTGATACTCATAGTTATCAACGTTATGGTGTTACTCCTAATATTATTACTAATCTTGATAAAGAACGTGCTGAAAATCAGTCTAATTGGACTAAAGCTGGTAATGCTTTAGGTCAAACTCTTGTTAGTCAAGCTATTCTTGGTACAATCAAAGCTGTACCTGATTTGTTTGATGCTATTGCAAATGGTTTCTTTACTAGTGATGGTGATTATCAAAATCCTATTAGTAATAAAATTAAAGAATGGCAAGATTACTTTGACCAAGAAGTTGCTCCAATATATAGTGACCCTGAACATAATAATATCTATAGTGGTGGTCTTACAAATTTTGGTTGGTGGACTAGTAATGTTCCTAGTGTAATGTCTAGTTTAACTTTACTTCTTCCTGCTACTGGTATTATGAAAGGTGCTGGTGCTATAGGTAAAGCTCTTAAACTTGGTGCACGTAGTCGTAGTGGTCTTAAAAGTTTATTTGGTATTAACAAAACTCTTGATAATATTGAACGTGGAGTAGAAGGTGCTCAACTTAGTGGTTTTCAATCTGCTGCTGCTAAAATTATAAATAGTACTAGAGAAGGTGGAAAACTTAATACTTTTGCTAATGTTGGAGGCAATGCTGTACTTCAACGTATGATGGAAAATTATCAAGAAGCACAAGGAGTTTATCAAGATATTTATAAAGATGCTACTGATAAACTTAATCATATGAACAATCAAGATTATCAGACTTTTGTAAATAAGAATCAAGAACTTCTTCAAGATGTTGATACTTCTGATAGAAATGCTGTTGCTAGAAAGATTTCTAAAGCTTCTGCCGATGAAGACTTTAAATATAACTTTGGAAACCTTACTTTTGATATTATTCAAATGTATGGACTTAGAGGTTTTTGGAAAGGTCTTAAAGATAGAGGTGGAGCTTATAGTCTTAATCAAACTCTTCGTAATAATAAACTTGCTATAGGTAAAACTGAAGAAGAAATTAAAGCTGCTACTGATAAAGTTTCTGCTTGGGTTAAAGCTCGTAATAAAGTTTGGGATAGACTTAAAAATGAAAAACTTATTATAGCTGGAGAACTTAGTGAAGGTCTTGAAGAAGGTGTAAACTATATTGCTCAAATGGAAGGTACTAATCTTGGTAAAGTACTTCTAGATGAAGCTAATGCTGACAAATCTCCTTGGGATGATAGAATGAAAAAGTATCTTCGTAGTGGAGGTCTTGCTGATTCTGCTTTTTGGGGAGTAATGGGTGGTATTGTATTTCATCATTTAGGTTCTACTTTTGGTAAAATTCAAGCTACTATAGATGAAAAGAATAAGACTAAAAAAGATGATAAAACTGGTGAAAGTGCTCCTAGTTCTTTTGGTCTTAGTGAAACTGGAGAAGTTAAAGCTCGTAGAGATAATATGCAATCTTGGTTGAACACCTTTAATACGTTCTTTGATAGAGCTGCTAAGATTAAAGAAGGTATTAATCCTTTTGCTGGTCTTAATGAGAAAGCTGATATTAAAGGTAATACTACTGCTCAAGAAATTGCTAAATCTAGAGCACAAGATGAACTTATTACTGATTTAACTTTGAATGCAGCTCATCATGGTAATGCTGGGTATCTTCGTGAGTTTATGAAATCTAATGAAGTACGTGATGCTTTAGTAAATAAAGGTATTGCTACTAAAGAAGATGCTACTCAAACTCAGCAAGAGATACTTAACAAAATGGATGAAGTTACTCAACAATACAATAATGAACTTACTAGAGTTATAAATATTGCTGATAATTATGCTGCTCATCGTAAAGATGACCAAGTTATTCCTATTGAATATCTTCAAATGATTGCTACAAATAATGTCAAGTATGGTCAAGACATTGCTCGTCAAGAAGATAAACTTAATTTAACTCAATCTAATATTAATGTTGCTCTTCAAGTTAAAGAAATAGCTGATAAACTTGGTGATACTTCTATTGACGATTTACAAAGAGTTGCAGCTCAAACAATTCTTGCTAATAATCTTGCTGAACTTTATGCTCAACGTAGAGAAGTTGAAGAATCTGCTAAGACTGATATTAGTCAAGCTGTTGCTCTTGATAATATTAATAAAAATATAGCTGCTGTTCAAGCACAACTTACTCCTGATTATCTTCGTGAAGCTATTCGTACTGGAATTACAGCTTTTCATGATGAAAATGGTGTTCTTAAATTTAAACCTAATGAAGGTGCTAGTAAAGAACTTAAAGATATTATGTCTTTAGACCTTACTGATGCTGAAGGTAATGAAGATGCTACTAAGCGTGCTGATTATTTCAAAAGACTTGATGAGTATGCTACTAAGCATAATATTATTGGCGAACTTAGTAAATATTCTGATGAATTAAGTATTGCTGAGCAAAATAAAGCTTTTGAAGATAATCGTAGAAAAGCTAATCAAGTTCTTACTGCTGCTGATGAATTTGGTATTCCTGGTGTTGTTGGTAAAAACTTTACTGATTTACTTGTCGATAAAGCTATTGCTGAAGTTAATAGAGATTATCTTAAAAGTAAGCAAGTTAAAAATAGAGAAGATATTGCTAGTGAACTTAGTTTCTTAAATCAAACTCTTGATGATGCTAGAGTTAAAGTTGTAAATCAAAGTTTCGATACTGTTAAGGATATAGCTAAACGTAATAAAGATAATCGTGATGCTATTATTAACGCAGTCGGTGCTTATTACAATCAAGACTTTGAAAATTATGATAATTTTGTATCTATTCTTAATGATAACGATAAATCAAATTTAAAAGAATCTTTAGATGCTCTTCATCTTAGTGGTAATCTTAATTATCGTTTTGGTGAACAAATACAAGAAATGCTTGCTAAAGATGATTTATTTGAAGATACTAAACCTGCTGCTACTCAAGCTCAAGAAGAAGAAGCTGAACAACTTAATTCTGCAACTCCTACTCCTACTGAAGCAGCATCAACAGTAGAACCATTAAATCCTTCGCTCTCAGCCCCTCAAATTGGGCATACGAATAATTCATCAGGTTCATCACTCGAAAGCGTTACATCGCAAGGAAATACGCAATTATCGAATATTGGTACACAACAGCCTACTACGAAATCAAGTAAAATCGGAAAATTAAATTTTACAAATAATAAGTTTGTAGCTAGTACTGGTAATGAGACTGCTTCTGATTATTATCAACTTATTCCAACTCAGAATAATGATGAGTATGAAGTTCATCCTATAAGCAACGATAATATTGCAAATCTTACAACTAATGAAGATTTGTTTGCTAATGCTAATATTGCTACTCAAGATAAAGTAGGTATAACTTCTTATCCTATTGTTAGACTTACTGGTAATGATTTTGAAGTTGTTAGTCAAGGTAAATTAGGAATTGAAAATATAAAAGAAGAAGAAACTTTACAACAAACATCTTCTACGGGGGGTCTAGAACAAACAAAATTACTAGAAACTCCAGCAGCAGCTGAACCTATTCCTGAAGTAGAAGAAACTACTTCTGAAGTAGAAGAACCTAAAGTTCCTGATTTTATGAGTAATGCTTCTGATACTAAAGTCATTAGAGATGTTATTACTGAATTAAAAACTACTCCTGATTTAGATTTAGATGCTAAAGCCAAGAGTATTCTCGATGATTATGTAGCTAAAGGATATAGTGAAACTGAAACTAAAAAACAAATAGATAGTGCTTTCAGACGTATTCGTAAAAGACAAGAAAAACTTATGAATAAAGAAAGTACTGTTGCTTCTGTTTATTTTAGTAGTTTTGACCAAGAAGAACGCAACGCCAAGTCTAAAAATGGTAAAGCTGTAGTATTTGATGATTCTTATAAAAAAGCTGTTAGTGACCTTCTTGATGTATATGCTAAAGATGCTGAACTTCCACAAATCAATGGTAAGTATTATGGTAATCTTATGAATCTTATGGATTATATTAAGTCTGCTTATGATGATTATTCTATGGCTGACTTTATGTTTAATAGTTTGTCTGCTTATCTTAATACTCCTGAAGGTCAAGCTAAGTTTAATATTACTGATGCTAATGACGTTAGTAACCCTGTTACTTTCTTAAATAATTTCCATAAGTCTCAAGCTGAAAGAGATGCTGCTCTTCCTAATGGAACTGTTCATCAAGTTAATATGAATCTTTCAGATTTTGGTACAAATGAAGATATGAAAGAAAATTATGCTGAACAAATCAAACTTAAGAATGGTGATAAACTTACTATTGAAAGAGTTACTACAAGTAAAGGTACTAGTCGTTTAGGCATTAAATCTAATGGTAAACTTGTTGGTAGTATATCAATTCCTTCTACCGGAGAAAGAGGAGAATATGTTCAAAAGAATGATGGACTTATTTATCATATAGATAAAGCTGATGGTTCTAAAGATGGAGCACTTAAACAAGTTCTTAAAGATATAGCTAGAAGTAAAACTCCTGAGCACGAAAAACTTAATGAAATTATTCATAAAGCTGCTTTTGATAAGTTTAACGCCGAACAGCTAGTTAATGAATTTAAGAGTAATCCTATTGTTCAAGATATGGTTAAGAATAATATGATTAATTCTGATAAAAATGGTCCTGAATATGAAGTTGCTCTTAATGGTCTTGCTAAACTTTGGAGATATAACTATAAAGTTCTTACCGAAGGAGGAGTTAATAAGTTTACTGGTGCAGTAGTTGCTAATTCTATCGATAAATGGTTTGATAATCTTCGTGAAAGTTATAATGAAACTAGTAAATTAGATAACAATCCAAACATTGATATTGTAGCTAGTGATGTATTTGAAGGTGAAATTATTCGTAGTAACGATGGTACTTTTAAAAGTGATGTTGAAACTTCTCTGCCTATTCAATTAGCTATCGCTAAAGATACTAAGTTTGAAATTGCTGCCAAATCTACTACTGGTGAATTTATTAATGGTATTGGAAGTAATAAGTTTCTTGTTAATGTTGGTCGAACTTATATCACTGTTCCTCGTAGTAACGGTACTGTAGATATTGTAAATGCTTACCCCGTGAGTTGGACAGGCGCTACATACTATACAAAAGATGACAAACAACAACATGTCGAGACAGGTAAAGACTTTAAGCAACTTCAAAATGCTATAGTTACTCAAATTAAAGATAGACTTGCTTCTCTTAATGATGGTGATTTTGCTGAAAATAGAGATAATTTTATTGATTTTATTGATAATCTTCTTAATATCAATAAAAATCCTATTTTCCTTAGTAAAGAACTATCTGTATTTAGAACTGCAAATATTCTTGGAATTAACTTTGGTAATAAGAATAATCAACTTCTTTTCTATAGAGATAAGAATGGTGATGGTGTAGGTCAAATAATCAATAAAGTTGATGGTAAACCTAACTATATTTCTTACAATAGTGATTTATCTGCTGTAAGTGATAAACTTATTGAAGGAATAAAAAGTCTAAATTTCAATATTAACTTTGCTGTTTTAAAGTCTGATAATAATCATAAAATTCCTCTTCAAGGTATTACTAGTAGAACTACTGATGGTAAATTTCAAATTACTATTCCTGAATATAAAGGAAAAAATGGTGTAAATCTTACTTATGATAGTTTTAAAGATTTTATTCAACAAAACAATCTTCTTAGAGTTAATATGGCTCAAGAAAATGGTAGTAATATTAGAAGAACTGCTATTAACAAACAAGGAGCTAATGCTAGATTTAGTTTTCAAGTAACAAATAAACAAGAAAGTCGCCCCGTAGAAGATGTTGGTGATAGTTATATTTCTAAAGCTGATGAAATTAAATCCATTGTAACATCTGATTCTACAGATAAAGGTTTTGAAGTTGCTAGTGCTCTTTTATTAGATGATACATCTAAAGAGAAACTAAATAGTATTAAAAGTGATAATCCTTTACGTAAACTTTTAGCTAAAGATATTATCTTTGACGAGGAATTTATGAGTAAACATCATGCACAAGCTAATGCTGTTTGGAGTAAAACTAAAGGCGGTAAAGTTGTTATTGGTCAAACATTCTTAGATATGATTAATAGTAAGAAACCTGGTGAAAAAGGTAGAGCTATTAGAACTTTGATGCACGAAAATCTTCATGCTTATATTGAAGAAATGGCTAATGATAAACGTCATCCTAATGCAGTTGCTAATCTTAGAAATAGAATGCAAGATATTTATGATGATTTTGCTACTGCTATTAATCAAGATATTAATGATTTAAAAGCAGGAAATATTGATGAGATTAAACAACGTAGACATATTCAAGATAAAGCTACTCTTGAAAAGATTAGTAATTGGCTGAATAATGTTAATACTTTTACTGCTGAAAGTTATTCTACTCGTGAGAATCCTCAAGATGCTCTAGAAGAGTTTATTGTTGAATCTCTTACCAATGTTGATTTAATGAATTATCTTAATCAAGTTGATGCTGATGGTGGAGTAATTAAAGGTAATACTATTTGGCAGAAAATACTTAAGTTTATTGGTGATTTGTTTGGTATTAATATTCGTCCTAATAGTCTTCGTGCTAAACAAATGGAAGCTCTTGGTGAAATATTTAAGAATAATCAAGAAGCTGAAGTTAAAGCTGAAGAAAAAGAAGAAATTACCCAACCAACAACATCTTCTACGGGGGGTATAGAAGAAGTTGAAACAGAAATAGTTGCTGATGATACTAACAGTATTGTAGATAGTGATGATGTCGGAAAGCCTAATGAGACGTTTGATATTAATGATGAAGATGCTGATGCTGATGATGAATATGATGCTGATGATGAAAGTACTAGTGAAGAAATAGCTTTCAATTCGTTCAACTCAGCAATCGAATCTCTTCCAATGTCGGAACGTGCCAAATTTGCCTCTCTCGTTAGCTCTGCTGCGATTTCGATGTCTTGCAAATAGATTATTCATAGAATATATTTCGAGGTTCTAGAGGAGAATTTAAAATCCTCTAGAACTTTACTTTTTAAATAACTAATTTAATTAATAAAGTTATGGCTTGTAATTTTAAAACAACAAGTGCTGGCACAAGCATTAAACGTAAGGTTGGAGCAAATAATGCTCGTTTTGTAGCGTTAATTAGTCTTATTAGTAATCCTGAAACTGGAGATTTTACTGATGAGTTTGTTAAGTATTATCAGAAAGTAAATCATACTGATAATATTCCTAGTGTTGATAATTCCGAAAGAGGAGTTATTGCTAAAACTGCTATCCGTTATTATAATAGTATTCACTTTGATGTTAATGCTCAAAGTACAGGTACTTATTATGCTAAGGATGTAGATGCTTTTGGTTATAGTGATAGTCATGCAAAGGTATATGCTATTACTAGAGCAATTCCTAATATTATGCGTAGTATGTACGTTAGTGATATTAGAAGTGGAGAAATTGTTGATAAGGATACAATTCTTGGTGATTTAATTAAACGTACAAAAGTTAGAATAACTAAGGATGTTGCTGCTAATTATCTTAAAGCTGTTGGTAAACTTGCAACTAATGCTGAAGTTAATAAAATAGCTGATGCTCTTCTTAATAATAATGAAACTTATTATAAGAAAGATGAACTTATACTTACTATAACTAAAGCTTTTGATAAGAGCGGTGATGTTCAAGTTCAAAATACTTTTGCTATTTATAAAGATATATTTAAAGATACTACTGGTAAAGATTTCTTTAATAGAGTTATTATTGCTGACCCTATTATTGGTAATTTAAAATATAGCGATGAAACTGAATCTAGTCTTACTGAAGCTTATGCTGAAGATTTTGATTCAGTAGATGATTCTTCTTATAATAATAACGAAGATGAAGATGTACTTACTGTAGGTGATAGACAAGATAATACTTGGAATGACCATAGTGGTCTTGGTTCTAGTTATATGAAAGGTTTTGACCTTGATATTCGTCTTAGTCTTTCTATGATACCTAAACTTACTAGTAATACTGTTGGTACTAAGACTTTAAAGTCTGGTAAAGTAAAGGATGTTTATGATTATGATAAAAACAATCCTACTGGTAATGTGGATTATATTGATGTAAAAGATATTATTAGTACTCTTAGTGCTAAGAAAGATGTTTCTAATCTTAATACTTTTATTGATAGTGTAAAAGAAGCTAGTAATATTCCTGGTATGGAAGGTCTTATTAAACTTTATAAAGACCTTACTTCTGATTTAGATTATGCTGCTCGTCTTTATACTCAATTCAAAACTGTAATTAACAAATATGAAACTCGTATTGCTGACGAGAATACAGCTATGAATAAGAGTAATAAGAATAGTAATGCTCAGCAAGTTCATGCTCTTAGTTTCCTTAATGATGCTAAGTTTACTCACATAAATACTGATTCTGATGTTACCAATAAACTTGCTAATGAAGTAGATGAAACTATTGTAGAATATACTCAAGCTCTTGCTGCTGGTGATGAGTTTGCTTTAGACCAGGCTAAGCTTTATAATACTATTGTTGATAGAATTGCTTCTCGTATTAAAGATTATTATCCTAGTGCAGATAAAGCTTCTATTGATAATTATGTTCGTCTTGCTAATAACGGTGAAGTTGCTACCAATATGCGTTATCTTACTGATAGTCTCAGAAAGATAGCTAAAGCTTCTGATGCTACTACTTCTCAGTATACCGAAAATCGTGATGCTATTAGTAATATTAACAAAGAAATTAGAAAACTTCAAACTAAGATTGACGCTCTCAATGAAGCTGGAGAACATAAAGGCATAGATAAAATTAATGAAGAAATAGATAAACTTGTTAGTCAAAGAGATAATATTCGCTTTAGTGATTATCGTTCTCAAGATAGTATTACTCAGAGTATTGCTTTAGCTGATAAACTTTATCCTTATTCTTCTGTTAAAGTTGAACTTAATTCTCGTAATGGCTTAGGTAATCTTCAATCTGATATTATCAATAGTTCTATGATTACTTATCTTCTTAAAGTACTCAATAGTCCTAAGACTACTACTGATGAATTAGGTAATACTGCTCCTGAATCTCTTGTTAACTTTGCTAAGTTTAAGTTTAAGAATAATCAATATAATCTTAGCAATATTCTTATTGAGACTAGAGAAAATGGTAAGATTGTAAATTATGGTCTCTTTTATTATGATGCTGACAAACAGAAATATGGTGTTACTAATTATGCTTCTGGTTTACTCAACGTTGCATTATTTAATGGAGCTGTAAAAACTGATGAAGGTACAGGTATTACTTATGCTCAAATGAGCAAAGGTGATTATGTTTATACTGCTTTTGCTAATTATTTTAATAGTGATAGAAATATTGATGCTGATAGAGTAACTAATAGCATTCCTCTTGCTAATTACTTTATGAGAACTCCTTCTGATGCTCCTAAAACATTTGTAGTTCGTGCTCCACGTTATCATATAACTAAGAGTAATCCAATTAGAACTGTAACAAATGCTGCTGATGTAGATAATTACATTAAAAATTATGTTGCAGAACATATTTCTAGTATGTCTGAAACTGCATTTAATCAAGCTAATCCTAGAGCTAAATTTATTCAACTTGAAGATAATCGTAGTGACCGTGCTCAAATTACTAGAGATTTAACTGATAATAATATTACTCGTTCTGTATATGAGAATGAGATTATTCGTAATGATGGTAAAACTGCAACTATTGGTTATCAATTTACTGATGAAGAAGGTAATGTAAATAAATATATTATTACCGGTTCTATCCGCCCCGTAAAAGGTATGAATAAATTTGTTATTGAGAATGGTAAAGCTACTATTCTTGATAATAATGAAATGAGAGATAATCTTCGTCATATGATATATGATAAGTATCGTAAACAAGCTTATCGTAATGGTAGAATTGGTGATGTTCAAGTTAATTATCAAGTTAATAGAGAACATCCTATTTATAAACAATTTAGAAAGATATTCAATCAAGAATTAATTAATATGGCTGAAGCTATTAATATGATATTCTTGACTGGTGATGATGGTGTTATTCAGCGTGAAGCTGATGGTAAACCTAAGTTTAATCCTAATAATGCTTTTGGATTAGATAAAGAATCTGCTCGTAGACTTTATGCTAATTATCAAACCAAGAAAGATAAATATCTTGATTCTAATTATGGTTTAGTTGGAAATATGTTCCATAGCGATAAGTTTACTATTACTGATTATAAGACTGGTAAAGTTCGTAATTATGGTCAAGAACTTCTTGATGATTATTTTGATAGTCTGTATAATGGTAGTAAAGGTGGTTTTATTCATTTTAGTTATGAAAATGGTAAGATTAAACTTAATCATACTAAAGAACAAGTTGAAGCTATTGATAACAAAATAGCAGAATTTATTAGTAATTATATTGATAGTTCTGCTATACGTATGGATGAATTTAAAAATCTTGATGTAGCTGGACTTATTAATGATGATAATGTTGCTGACTTTGCTCTTAATTATCGTCTTGCTTATAATTATTTTGATGATTTATTTGAAGGTGATGATAAATTTTATAAGTCTTCTCAAGACTTCTTGAAACGTGCTAAGGAAGGTCAAGCTAGTGGTACTCCTTATAGTACTTTTAATATTTATCAAGATGAGAATATGATGCTGACAGACTTAAAGAAGATGAGTTATCTTAATAGTCAAGCTATTCAAGATAAACTTAATAGTCTTGGTCTTCATGTTACTCAACGTCCTGGTTTTGTTGGTATTACTATTAAGAATACTGTAAGAACTTCTAACGAAGCTTCTCAAAATGGTCCTGTTGTTCATGAACTTGCTCGTGTTTATATGAAACATGACCCTGAACTTACAGAAACTGAAGCTATTGCTAAAGCAAATAAGCATATGGAAGGTTATCAAAATACTACTGTAAACGATGCTCAGTCTTATATTACTTTTGAAGAATGGATTCGTCGTGTTGCAGGTAGAGGACAACTTAATAAATATATGCCTCTTATTGAGCGTATTATGGATAGAAGTAAACCTCTTAGAGTAGATGATATTAAGACTTTTGTTCAAGTACAAAAGAACTTCTATTATGATATGACTTATAATGATAAAATTAATACTTATGCTCCTCGTCAAATTAAGAATGCAGAACTTGTTCTTGTACCTAGATTTATTGAAGGTACTGACCTTGAGAAAGTATATAAACTTATGAAAGATAATGGTATTGACCAACTCAATACAGAAGAGACTTCTAAAGCTGGTAAAGCTGGTGTTCTTACTTTATTTGACGAAAAAACAGGTGAAGTTACTGATGCTCATATTCAAGATTTTAATAATCATGTAGAAGATTATAAAGAGATTTATTCTTATAATTTCCTTTATACTCAACAAGAAACTCCTCAACACATGAATGCAGAAAACAAAGCTGCTATTCAAATTATGAAGAAGATTGTTGATAATATTCCTGATACTGGAACTATCGGAGATATTAAGAAAGAGTTTTTTAAACTTTATGTTGCTAATATTAAAGATAGTTTCAATAGTCTTGTTAAGGAACTTAATATTCCTACAAATGAAGATGGTTCTATTAAACTCGATGCTAATGGAAACATTGAAGGACTTGATATGAAACTATTCTTCAATAAGCTTCGTAAAGAATGTCTTCGTCAAGGTCTTGATAGTAATATTCTAGAGTTCTTTACTCTTAATGAAGATAGCCCTTATACTGAACTTGGAAGAGCTAATACTGTTATGCCTACATATATGACTAATATGATGAGTAAAGCTCAGAATGTTTGTCAATCTATGTTTAATAATGCTATTACTCGTCAGAAGTTGCCTGGTTTTCATGCCGCTCAGGTAACTAATGTAGGTTATTCAAAGCATCTTCGTTATCATCCTGATGGTGGACGTTATATTGAAGTTCTTCTTCCTAAGAGCAACTTTGGTTTTGCTAAAAATGAAGATGGTACTTATAAAGCCAGCGATGAAGAACTTCTTGAACAACTGCAAAGAGCTAAACTTGATACCATTATTGGTTATCGTATTCCTACTGAAGGTAAGCAATCTATTTGTGCTATGAAGATAGTTGGATTTACAGATGACGCTCAAGGTTCAACTATTGTTGTTCCTGACGATTGGGTTGCTCAAACCGGTTCTGACTTTGATATCGATTCTGTATATGGTATTCAACATAATACATATATAGATAAAGATGGTGATATTCAGAAAGTTGCTTATAAAGAATCATTTGGTAAACTATATGATGATTATGTAAAAGAACAACTTAATGATGAAGCTAAAGCTAAATTAGAAGAAGCTGTTAAAAACGGAGTTAACGAATCTACTGCTTTAGCTAATGCTGCACAAGAGTATGGTCTTCTTAATCGTGAAGAATTTAGTAAAGCTAATAGTATTGAAGAAAAGAATAGTCGTCAAGCCCGTAACAATCGTATACTTGATGATATGCTTCGTATTCTTCAATCTGATGAAGCTTTTGAAGAGAACACCGGTCAATCTCAATTTGAAGATATTATCAATGCGCGTGATAATATTATGAATGATGTTGTTAAAAGTGTTCGTAATGGTCGTAGTTGTTATGATTTTATTGACCAGGCTGAATATCAAGAAGATGTTATGAGTGGTGCTAAACTTAAAGCGTTTAGTGTTACTCGTGATACCTTTGTGTCTATTTGTAACAAAGTTCAACCAGTTATTGATAAAAATTACGCTATTAGTGCTAGATACAAAGCTACTCCAAAACAAGCTGAGGTTTTAGCTAAACGTTTTGGAGAAGACAATGTTATTTATAAAGATGATTATATTACAATTAATCATACTATGATTGGTTGGTCACACGATAATCATAATGTAGATGATGCTATTCTTACTGCTTATAGTTCTGAGACTACAGCTCATATTCTTGATGCTGTAAAGAAAGGTGCTGTACCTAATGTAAATGAGTTTACTTTTGCAGTATATAAAACTTTCCCTGATGTAGGTAGTAATTATAAGACTGGTGTTGCGTTTATGATGCATCCTGCTGTAACTCGTATAGTTAATGCTTATAATAAAGGTAAATCTGTTTATAGTGAAGATTCTGCTCAACCTATAGTTGATGCTCTTAAAGAAGTAGCTGAAGAACTCGGTGTTGATACTACTTCTTTATATTCAGGTAAAATGGTAGTTGAGGCTATTAATGATAAACTTGGTACAAATTATAGTTTCATTAAAAACAACAATATTGTTCTTGATGAAGAGCAATTAGCTAATGATGTAAAGAATGCAAACAATGTTTCTCTTGCTCGTGAAGTAGAGATTCTTATGGCTTATAATGATATTAATCGTTTAGCTGATGTAATTCAGAAAATTGTAAGAGTTTGTAACCCTGATAAGTTTGGAGCTAAACAAACTATATTTGCTACTAATGAAGTATTTGAAACTATTAAAGATATAAATAATAGTAAACAAGCTAAAGTACTTAGTAAGGATGGTATTCCTTTCCTTGAAAGTATTTATCCTGGACTTATTAAAAATGGTGTTGTAGATAAAGATAATTATGTAAAAGATACTCATGAATCTGCTTATCCTTCTCTTAATGCTTTCTTAAAGTACGCTTCGGTTACTAGTACTGTAGTTAATAGTATGCTTTTTGAAACTCAAAATCGTGATTTTGTGACTACTATTAAAGCTCTTAGTAAAATGCTTCCTACTCCTCGTAGACTTACTGAGAAAGAGTATAATGATTATGAGAAGTATGTTATTGGTGCTGCTTATAACAATGCTGATGGAATTAGATTAGGTTATACTATCAACTCTTCTACGGGGCGTCTTGAATCAACTAAAACGAGCGATTTACAAGAGCGTCTTCGTATTTATGGATTTAGCGGTAGTCCAGTATTCCATTTTGATGTTGCAGATATTACTGAACCAACTCAAGATGAAATTGATGCTTGGTCTAAACTTACTCCTGCTCAAAAAGTTGCTTGGTTACAAAGTAAAGCAGAAGATGGTGGTATATTTAGTAAACTTAAAGTTGACCTTCAAGATAATTATCGCGTTGGTAATAAAGAATGTGCTGCTCAATCTATTCGTTTTAATGATGATAATGTAGATACTGAAACTGCTTACAATCTTTTTGAAACTGCTACTAAGAGCCAGAATCCTCTTGTTAAACTTGCAGCTATAGACCTTATTAAATATGCGTTTGTAGTTGAAGGTTTCAAGATGCGTCGTAATGGTGTTAATAAGATTATTAAGAATAGTACTCTTCGTGATGACACTTTGTTTGCTAATCAAGATGGAGAACCTACTAGTCTTCTTAGTCAAATTGATGCTAATTTTAAGCATATTACTTATGACGATTATCGTGATGATTATTTAAGAAGTCATTCTGATAATGGTATGGTTCCAAAGAGAACTGTAAAGAAGAAAAGAGTAGGTAAAATCTGGGTTAATGAGCTTAGTGCTCCTAATGGAGTTATAACTCTTAATGTTCCTTCTCGTAGAAATGATATTACAGAAGCAGATATTAATGATGAATTTGCTGCTACTAGAACTATTGCAGAAGAGACGGAAATCCGCCCCGTAGAAGATGTGGTAGATAATAAACCTAAAGCTGTTCAAGATAAGACTACTGCTCCTGATGATACTAAACTTGCTGTTAAGTATGGTATTTATAATGCTTGGACTGATAGAGTTAATCCTTATGTAAAACTTACTTTTAAGAATCGTGGTGTTAATACTACGAATCTTTATAAGACTGTTCGTCATGGCGATATAATATTTGCTTATCCTGTTAGTATGCTTGAAGAAAACGAACATGGTATTGTTTCTGTTAATCAAGCTAATAATACTCTTTATAGTGAGATGTATTATAGAACTATTATTGATAATAAACTTCAAGGTAATCAACTTACTAAAGAAGAAGCAGATAAACTTCGTAAAGAATACGCTAATGAACGAGCTATTTCTTCTAAAGGTAGAGTTAATACTGGTTTTGATATTAATAAAGATAGAACTACTGGTGATATAGGTGGTGCTCGTGATGCTTATAGTAAAATTATTAATCTTATTAAGAATGATGCTAAAGGTGTTCAAATTATAAACAATAGTTATCTTTATAATCGTGTCAATAAAGGATTTGGTAATTTCCAAACTATTCATGATATAATTGATGGTAATGAAGTTACTAAGAAAATTGCTTTTGCCAAAGAAACAAAAGTAATATTTGATTCTGAAGGTAAAGTAATTCCTTATCCTGTTAAAGTTATTCAGATTATTCCTTCTACTAACGATAAAGAAAGTACATCTGTTGAATATAATTTTGACATGTTTACTGATATTAATCGTAGAGCGCATGAAGGTGATGTCAATGCTTATCGTGAAGTTCAATTTATGAATAATAACGGTTTTGAGAATGTTAGTACTGATTATACAAATATGTCTCCTAAACTTTATGAAGCTATTGATAGATTCACTAGTGCTACAGCTAAGAAACTTATCGGTGATGCTGACCAGTTCTATAAAAAAGAAGATGGAACTTATGCTTCTATATTTGCTCCTGAAACTATAGAAATGATTCGTAATAATCCTAGTGAGCAAAGACGTTTTCAAAAGTTACTTCTTGATACAGATAGTCTTATTAATAAATATGGTACTATATTTGATGTTGTAGTTGATGAAAATGAGAATCCTGAAGTAATTGATTTCATTAATCATATTAAGAAAACTATTGGAAATTTACGCAATAAACTTAATCTTAGTACTCTTAATGAAAGATTTGCTAGAGAAGTTGTTGCTAAATGGTCTAATGACCCTAATATTCAAAATGGTTTAATTGATATTTGTAATGGTTATCATGCTGTTACTTGGTGCGATGCTTGGATTGGGGATTTACAAGATACTGGTAATAGTCTTATTCAAAATATTAGCAAACATATAGTTGATGATATTAGCGCTAAAGATATGCAAGCTGCTAAAGATGCTCGTGAGTTTGAAAAAGCTATTAAAGCTCTCGGTCATATAGATTGGGACAAACTTGTTGATAAGAACGGTAAACTTATTAGAGATTATACTGACAAATTTGTTGAAGATTTAGATGCTCTTAGAAATAAAGTAAATGAAACCCGTAAAGATGTCATTAATAATCCTATGGCTTATCTTAAAGCTAAGCATGAATATGATGCTTTTAAGATTGCTCATCTTAATCAACAATTTAAGGATGAGTATTATAAAGCTATGTATGATAATGATGATTATATGCTTAATACTGCTCCTACTATTTTTGCTGAATATACAAAACTTAGAGAGCAAATTAGAAATATCAATCGTCTTCGTATTAGTGGTGTTCTTAGTCCTGAAAATGAAGAAGAATATTGTAAACTTAGAAGAAGTATTAATCAACTTGAGTCTACAATAAACTTTGATGATGGTACTGAGAAACCTATTTATGATGAAACTAATCCTATTCCAGGTACTAAAGGTTTCGATGAAGAAGGTAAACCTATTATTGTAGATAAAGCTAAATATGATGAAGCTGTATTAAATTCTCAAGGAGCTGCTATGAAACTTAATCAATATCTCAAACGCAAACGTGATATTAATGAAGAATATAATGATACTCAAGTTAAAGATAGTTTTGAAGAAGAACTTGATAAGAGACTTGATATTATTAAGCGAGCTGAGAAACGTGATGCTTTTGGTAATAAACAAGTTTCTGATGAAGTTCTTGCTAATGATGAGAAGTATCAAAGGGCTAAAGAATGGCTTGAGCAAAATGCTACTTGGCATGTAGACCCTAAAGTTAGTGATGAAATTGCTGTAGCTTATGGTATTCTTTCTAAAGGTAGAGCGCAGAAGAATAATCAAATAACTTATAAGGCTAAACTTATCAAAATTAAACTTGCTAATGGTGAGAAAGTTTATGATAGTAAAGGTCGTATTCGTGGTGATATATTTACCGAAGAAGAACAAGAAGCTATAAGAAAAGATGAAGCTGGTCGTTATAATAATACTATTTATTCTGCTGGTAATGAGCAAATATTAATTAATAATGCTCCTGAACAAAAGCAAGCTCTTCCTGCTGTAGTGCAAAGAATGCTCACTTCTAATAGCAAAGAAGGTAAAGCTAACGTTGAGTATCTTAAATTAGTTAATGAAATCAATGAAATTCTTCGTCCTTATTATGATACTACTAAGAAAGAAGTTAATATTATTACTGATAGACATCAAATTAGTATTGAAGAACTTCATAAACTTGCTGATTTATATGAGAAACTTCGTAATACAAAGAAGACTATAGTTAACGAAAATATACCTGGTAATGGTTCTGCTGTTGGTAGTTTTATTCGTAAATTTATGCATACTGAATATAGTCCTAAGTTTGATATTGAATACAGTAAAGCTAAAACTATTGGTGGTGAATATCTTAAGGCTTGGGAAGATGCCAATATGGAATATGATTTTGAATATGACGAAAAAGGTCATATTGTTAAAGATTCAGATGGTAATTATGTATATGATAAATCAGTTCGTCTTCCTAATCGTTTCCTTTATGGTACTCTTACTCTTAAAGACGAGTTCTATACTGGTATGAAGAATCAGAAAGTAGCTAAAGATTTGCGCAAAGAAGCAGAGATTAAAACTAAAGCTCTTGCTACTATTAACGAATATCTTGAAACTACTACAACTCCTTATTATAGCGATGCTATGGCTGAGGCTAGAGCTAAAGGTAAAGAAGAGTTTGACAAGTGGTTTACTCGTAATCACGTATGGAATGTTTATACTCATAAGTTTGACCCAATAGGTATTTGGCAAAAGACTAGTATTAAACCTAATTATGCTAATGGTACTTGGGCTGCTAATTATAATCAGTTAGACATTATTCCTAAAGAAGAATATCGTAATCCTGATTATAAAGAGAATACTACTCAAGCTGAAAACTTTAAACGTGGTATAGACGATGAAAAATATATTAATAATGTAACTCTTAGTGACAATGAAAAACAAGCTAAGAAACTTATTGAAACAACATTAGATAAGATTGTTAGAGATAAAGCTAGTCGTCGTATTATTAGTCAAGGTTTTATTCCTATTACTGCAAAAGAAGCTGACCATGACTTTAAATGGTTTGGTAAACAAATAGCTGAATTTGCTGGTTGGAATGCTAATATTAGCTCTGTTGGTAAGAATAGTCTTCATGCTGATATGAATTATTCTACTGATAAAACTCCAGTACTTCCTATGATTGGCAAAGAATTTACTAATAAAAATAGTGAAGACATTGATAAAATTAAAGCTGCTGAACCAAAGAGAGACCAATATACTACTGATGAAGAATATAATAAAGCTATGACTGAACATAAAGCTAGACTTGATGCTGCTGAAAAGAATAATAAAGCAATACATCAATCTCTTGTTAATAGAGATTTTGTTTCTAGTATTAGTCAGTTTATTAGACTTGCTGGTCATCAAAATGCTGTTCAAGATAATAAATATCTCTTCTATTATGGTCAAAATATGATTAAAGCTACTCCTGTACTTGATGATAATATAGGCTTTAGTAATCTAAGAAAAGATATTAATAGAAGTACTACTGATGTTACTCGTTATGCTGAAAAAGCTTATGATGAAAGACTTTATGGTCAGTTTACTAATTGGGGTAATAGACTTATCTATGATAGATATAAACTTCCTAATAATAAACTTACCAAAGCTGCTAATATTGCACAAAGTCTTACTAGTGCTAAATTTATGATGTTAAATATTACTGGTGGTATTGGTAATGTTACTGTTGGTCGTAGTGGTATTTTTGCTGAACATATAGCTAAAGCTTATTTTAGTACTTCTGCTTGGAATAAAGCTAAAACTATGTGGTATGGTGCTTCTTTATCTTTTCTAAGAGGAATGACTAGAGAAGATAGTACTAGTCTTGCTGATGCTATTGTTAAGTTTATGAATGTAGTAGATTTCGATGAAGTACTTGGTAGACCTACTGGTAATTTTAAAGCTAGTGATGCTATTAATCGTCTTAGAAATCTTATGTATTCTCCTAATGCTATGGGTGAACATCACATGCAGAATAGTGCTATGTTTGCTATGATGTTTGAAAATAGAATTGTTCCTGTAGATGATTATCGAAATAAAGGTAGACTTCCTTATCAAGCTATGACTTGGTCTCAATATAAAGTTGCTTCTCATGAAGAAGCTATGAGACAACTTATTGCTGGTACTCCTCTTGCTGCTCAATTTGAGAAATTTGTAAATGATATAAAGTCCGACCCAAATCAACTTAAAGAATATGCTAGAGGAAGAAGAGATTTAGCTAATGAGTTTAAGAACCTTTTCCTTAATAATAAACAAAATAAAGAGTTTGTTACTAAACGTAAGGAACTTGAAGCTAAAGCTAAGAAACAATTTGAAGCTAATCCTACTCTTATGGAACAGCTTGATTTAGTTGATGGTAAACTAGGTTTTAAAGATGGTTCTCTTATGGAACAACTTTCTAAACAAAGTACTAATGGAGAAATAAATGATGCTTATGCTCTTCTTGGAGAGTTCAAAGGTAAAGTTATTGCTGTTAATAAAGAAATACATGGTGTATATGATAGACTTGGTGCTGCTCAACTTGAAAAATATTGGTGGGGTAGTCTTGTTATGCAATATCATAAACATATATATCCAGGTATTCTTAAACATTGGAGAAGAAAAGGTTATTTCAATGAACAAACAGGCGATAGTCGTGTAGGCTGTGGTCCTGCTCTTATGGATTTCCTTACAATGCCTATTCGTCAATATAACGAAAGACATAAACTTTTAGATGATAAACAGCTTGAAGCACTTGAAGGTACTCAAAATCTTTTTGCTGCTTATGTAAACTTTGCTGAGAATATTAGAGTTAATTGGGAAGCATTACCTGAATATCAAAAAGCTGCTATTCGTAGAACAGCAGGTGATGTATTTGGTGCTTTATCTTCTATTATGATTGCTATTGGTACTAATATAGCTTGGGATGATAAGGATAAAGATAAAATGTTTCTTCCTAATCTTATGCTTTATAGTGCAGACCAACTTGCAACTGAAAGTATGATGTATAATCCAATATTCCTTCCAAACAATGCTAAACAACTTTGGAGTTCTCCTATTGCAATGATGAATATGCCTAATGATATTATCAATAGTCTTAATCTTTTAGCAAATGCTATGTTTGATGATAAATTTGATTATAATTATACTACTGGTCGTTACAAAGGTGAGAATAAATTTAAAGTTAAACTTATGAGACAAGTTCCTATTTATAGAGCTTATAATAATCTTGCTACTCTTGATAAGAGTAATAGCTATTATCATTATGGTCAAAATATACTTGGATTTGTTCCTACATCATTTGATAAATAAACCGCCCCGTAAAAGAGTTGGTAATATAAATTCTACTAATAAGAATTAAATAAGACCTTTATCTGTTGAAGATATTAATATTAATAGTATCTTTGCAATAGATAAAGGTTTTCTTATTTTGCCATGAAATTACTACAGATATATGCGAAACTTTATTGCTCTATGGTGTAATGGTAGCACTACAGATTTTGGTTCTGTCAGAGCAGGTTCGAATCCTGCTAGAGTAACAAATGCTATAAGTTTTAAACTACTTGCTAAAATAAATGGTTATAGGATTTTAAATGTTGTTTAAGGTGATATTTATAAAGGTTCTGAGCTAGATAGTCGTGATGACTGTCTAGCTCTTTTTCGTTTAATGTGTCGTAGTGTGTCGCTACTAATGAATAAAAAAAAAGAGTAACTCATCCTCACGGACAAGCTACTCATAATATTAATCAATGATTAAAATGTAATGCAGCCGCTGCTGCTAATGTTAAATTATAAAATCTTATAACATGGAATGCAAATATCAAAAACATAAGTAATATTTTAATTTCTTTCATAAGCGGTCAAATAATTAAAGTAGTATGATTAATCATACTTTATATATAAGTTGCTTAGAAATCATTTATTATGTAATTGTGGGAGTTTCCCACTAAGTTTGGCATAGATTAAACTCGTATGCCTGAAGCTGAAATAAGACTGTCAAGTAAGAATAGTTATTAAATAAATTACACTTTAAATGACTTCTAAGCTACTTTGATGTTACGGCTGAATAATTATTCAGGAGATTAGAATCACCCTCGTACAGAGGATTTCAAAATGTAGGATGTGCCATATAGCTCAACTTATTTAAAAGGAGCTTTAATTATATTACCATTATCATCAAGATAAATAACACTATCTGTGTAATATCCATCATTTGTAGAATCAATATCATTGATTTCATAGAAATCATCATTAATTCCACAACTATCTATACTTACAGGTTTATTATTAGAAACTTTATTGTAACTACAAGCACCAAGTCCGGCAGCTATAACAGCAAGTATAAGTATGGCTATATTCTTATGTTTATTATAATTTGGATTCATAATAATTTTAAATTAAAAACTGCTAGTACTTTCACAAGCACTAGCAGCAATAACGAAAGAAAAATTTTCAGTATTTATTTTAAATACAAATCTATATACCTCTGTATACAGTTCACATGAGTACTTCCAACAAATTTAAATGTTACTTCATCATCTTTAAGAAATATTGTAGTAGGATAATCATAAGCTTTATACTTATGAATAAGTCTTTTAGGAAGCTCTGCAAAATCTTTAATTTCAAGAGCTATTTCTTTAGATGATTTAGCAATAACTGTTTGAATGTTATTTATCGCTATAGAACAACCAAGACAATTCTTAGTCGTTATTATCAGGATTTTTCTTTTCATTTATCTCAGCTACTTTTTCATAATAAGAACCATCAGGAGCAAAATGAACTCCTTCATTGTTAAGAATAGTCTCATAAGTCTTTGCAGTATTCTTCAAATCTCTGAGAAGCAAAGCAAGATTAGCAAAAGTTACTTTATTAACTTTATCACTATTCTTAGCATTTTCGATAAACTTAGCCACATTGTTAACTTCGATAGCAGTATGTGCGTGCTGCTTAATCATTTCTGATACCCACTTTTTCATATTGTTTACTATTTAAATTATTAATTATTTCTTTGCGGTAGAACCAAATCCACCATCACCTCTATCAGTTATGCCAAGGTCTTCAAGGCTCTCAACTGTTTCAAAACAAATTTGACGATGATGAGGAACTTCAAATTGACCGATAACATCACCAATTTCGATTGGTGTAGGATTATCTACAATAGGTCTAAAAACAATGAAAAATTCACCTCTATAACTTTCATCCAAAGTCATTGGAGCATTAGCTACAACATAACCCATTTTAGTAATTCTACTATTAGGACGACAAGTAAGAGAATCTCTATGTTCAAGAGCTACATGAATACCTGTTCCACATTTAATACGTCCATCATCTGTTTTCTCGATAGAAGTACAAACTACATCACAACAAGCATCAGTAGCGTGACCACCAAAACCATCTTCTTTAGAATTAGCTACATAATGAGCATACTCTGGAATTTGTGCTTTAACTTTAGGGTCAAGCCAAATCTTAACTGGAACAAAATCAATAGCTGTACGAAGAGCTTCTTTAAGTTCTTTTTCAGCTAACTCTCTGTTGTCAGGAGTGTCTTTAAAAGCATTTGCATAATTAATCATTGCATCTGCTATACGATTACTTAATTGACTCATAATTTAATTATATGTTATTTGTAATACATTAGTATCAAAATTATAAACTATAGCATCATATTCATTTATCCATAATTGTTTACTATTATTGAATCTATCTTTAGTAGTTTCACAATTACGTTTAAAAGCATTAGTACTACATCGTCTAATAACAAGAGGATTTAATAGATAATATTTAGAATCAATATCAAAATTATATTCATCAATACCTTCTATATCTTTCCAAGCAATCATAACACCAGCTTTAATTAGTTCTTTGATTGCATCTCTAACTCTATCTGGAGTTTTAGCATTAACTAAACCGGATTTAATTACTTCTTTTGTAACTATTCTAAAACTAGTTTGATTTTGACTAAGTTTCTTATAAATATAATAAGCTACTTGAGTTGCAGTTTTAGAACAATGTACAGCTATTTCAGGAGCAAAATATGTTCCTGCTCCCTTAAACACATCATAAATAGTTTCTACATCTTGTAGTTTACCATCTATTTTAGTTCTAGCTTTACCTGTTGCTTCAGCCATAATTGTTTTATAATTTATAAAAGTAATCATAGTATCATAAGTATTATATACATCATCAACGCTTGTGCAAATATACAAAAAAAGTAGGTTGCTATCACAACAACCTACATTTTTTAGCGTTAAATAATGTTTAATAAACTAACACTCAATATGTTACAACGTACCTATATAATATATAATACAGCATATTAATGTTAGTTGCTATGATTATCACTACAAAGATAAACATTATCATCAGTATTACTACTAATAATAAGTAGTTTAACGATAGTTTAACCACTAACATCTTCTACGGGGCGGCTTTAGCTGCTTCTAGTATTCTAACATTAGTAGTTGCTCTATCCTCCCCGTAAAGAAGTGTATCAAAAGTTATATAGCATCATTCCTAGTGATGCTACCCAATCTTTAGCATCGTCTTTATTATCAAATACTAAAGCTTCTGGAACATTAGGAACACCTTTAGTTTCATCAATCATAATAGTGTAATTTACAACACTTTGGTTAGTATCAGCATAACTATTAACTGCACTAATATTACCAACAAAGAATTTACCACTAATATGACTAAAAGCTAGTACCTCATCACCAACTTTATAATGAGGTACTTTAAATTGATTTTCATTCTTGTTAAAACTAACTTGCATAAGCTACAACAGCATTAAGTGCTTTATTCATATTATTATTAGCACTACCCCAAACAAGACTATTCATACGTTTCTCACCTTCAAGATTAGCAACGTTACAATAGAAACCAGTTACAGCATTATATGCACCCCAGGCAGTACCACAAATATCTTTCTGACCGATACCATCATTGTAGTAATCCATCATATTATAAAGTTGATTAGCTTTACGAGAAGATATTTCAACTGCTTCAAGAAGTCTATAATCACGAGCAACAAGTCTAGCATAACCTTTATTAGGGTCGTACTGATTAATTCGTTCAATCTCAGCAGGAGTAAGTTGCAATTCACAAAGATACTTATAAACTTCTTCATCGCTCATCTTAATAGTAGTAAGATAACGATAAAGTTCTTGAGCATCTAAAGCATGAGAACAAGCAACTTTAAGTACTTGAGCACCAAGTTCAAGTTTCTCTTTTATAGACTTAGTATGTCTAAGTCTAATATGACAAGAAGCTTTATCCAAAGCACCATTAAGCATATTAGTACATATAACACGAACAGGAGTAATCATAATATCTACAGATGAACCACCATCATGTCCATTACTAAACACAAGATAGTTATCTATAACATCGTCTTTACTTACAGAAGTTTGTACTGGAAGTTTAGCACTAACATATACTTTTTCTCCCATATTAAGACAAGCAGCTTTATCCCAAATTGCTTTACCTTCACCAATAGCATTATTAAAGAAGTTGAAAGCATCCATATTTTGAACAACTTCATACTTATCTTTAACTATACCTAAAGGATAATTGCAGTCTGTACGATATGTAGCATAAGCATTAGCACATTCACGATAAATATTACCATCATGCACAAAAGCATCTTCGCCTAAATCATTATTACTGCCTATTCTAAAAGGCATTTTACCTACAAGTTCACACTTTTGAACAGACCAATCAAGACCTGCTTCTTTCATTACTTCTTGTGCAGTTGCACAACCTGAAACGTCTTTACCAATAGCCCAAGGAAGACCACCACGATTAAATTTACTCATAACTCAGCGTTATTAAATTATTAAACATTAAATTAAATATTATCGGCAGGAGGAAGAGCATCTCGATTATCTTTACTTTCCTCTATATAATCAGGATTTAAATCATTAATGTTCCATGTATCACGTAATACATTCTGAACAAGAATTTCTATGCTAACTATATGTTTCTTTAGTTCTTCTCCATTATATTTAATATATGAAGCACTATTTGTAGCATCAGATAAATCTTCTGCTAAAATATTGATATTAAGAAAAGTATTAGCTTTTACTTTAATATTTGTTTTAATTAAATATACATTGTACATAATATTACTATTTATTTTAATAAGACTTTATATTTATACAACCTAAAGTAGAATCATAATTCACACTATTAGCATATAAATCATCAACCATAACTTGACAGTCTCCATTATTTTCTTGAAGACTGTCAAGTTTTTGTATTAATTCTGAAACTCTCATGTTATTTAATAGTTAAATTATCGTTTTCAACAACTTCGGCAATATTGGAAACACAACCATCATCTTTAATTTTAACTTTCATAAGTTTCTTATCAATACTAGGTTTAAATTTCCAACCGTCACGATTAACAGCTCCGATATTAGTCATAAGCTGATAACCATCACCTTTAAGAAGGTCTGTAAGTTTAACTGGAACAGTAACCTCAATGTTAACATCATCGAGGTCTTCTATTTCAATTTCACTACATTCATAATTACCAGAATCTTTAGCTGTATTAACAATAGCATCAAGTAATGCTTGTTCATCTACAGAAGAATTTTGATTAAGAGTACCGGTATATATACCATTAGCAAAAGTTACTTTAAGCATATCATTAATAGCTTCAAGTTTCTTATTATTAACTTCAACAGTTTCGCTTTTACGAATAGTTACTTTACCAGTACCCCAATCAATCCACTTCTTACCTTTCTTATCTTCTTTACCATACTTTTTAATAGCAAAGAGAACAAGATTAGTAAGACCTTTAATTGTATTCTCTTTAGACTTTTTGAGTTTAGCAAGTCTATCAGTCTCAGACTTAATAGCAAGAATATCAGCATTCAAATTATTAATAAAGTTAGTTATATTCTTAACTTTATTAGTCATTTCTTGACCATTAATTTCAAGCTTTTCTTCCATTTCTGGAGTTATTTCACCACCTGCTTCTTCAATCTCATCATAAAGAGAATATAATTCTTTATCAATATCAAAAATACTTTTTCCCATATTATTTATTATTATTTACATAAACATATTCTCTATCGAGAAATCTACTATCACTACTTACAAATGTAGAATTAATCTTTCCACATTCTGTACAACGAGAAACAATGTTGATACCGACAACAGTATCGGTATCAACATCTTTAACTTCTACTTCTTTAATAACTTCATATTTATGAAGTCCAATAAAACACTTTGCCATATTACTTAAT